TTAAAAATAACATTTGGGGAAATTAAAACAACCCCAAAATTCGCCATATGGTCCTTTCCGTAAAACCAAAGCGGTTTTACATACAGGGCAACACATGAACGGGTTAAATTTAACTGGAGATAGCTCCCAGTTTGCAACATCGAACTTAACTGCATGGCCATTTTTACATATTAATGTGCGGCCGCGATAATCAATTGGAAAATCGACAGTTTCTCCGCATTCCAAGCACATAATTTTAAAGAACATATCTTGTTCCGGTTCTAGTTCATTCAGAAGCCAAATAAGAATTGCCCCATCCACTAATTCAATATTATTTTCAATTGAATATTCATAAGCTGTATGTGAAAAATAATCGTTTGTTACAAAAACGCCTTTATTAATGAGTTTCTCCTTCATGACAGAGGAAAACTTTTGTAATTGAGAACGTCCTAATTTTCTATTAGAGTCCCACTTCTTTACCTCAAAAAGGCGAGAATTAGGTCCGTCAACCAAAATAACGTCGTTATGACTATTCGAAACTAATTCTATGAGCTCAAAATCATGATTTGAATATAGGCTGACAACAACTTTTTTAAAATCATCTGAATTTAATGAGTCAATTCGGTCAAGTTTAGGAGATAACATATTTGTTATTCTATCTATCTCGTCTCGCTTTAGTTCATTTGCACTTAATCTAATATTCCAGGATTCAATTTTTTTTGCTTTTTCTTTATCATCTATTTTCATTAAGAAAATGATCAGGGAGGCCACAACTATAATAATAACAATCGTCGTCATTCATCTCACAGCCTCCTTAAGTCTAATAATGTTACCTGGTAACTCCTGTCCGAGTAAGCGTCTTGTACAATTGCCATTTCCTACCCCTCCTCTCGTCCATTCACTCTATTTTACTCTAGAACAGTCTTTGTAAATTTTGCGAATTCACCATTATCCATTTTTCTTGAGTTCGGGCAAAAGTACTCCCTTACAATTTCTACATCCTTCTTCCTTTTCCTGCCATATAATGCCTATAATCCACAATTATTATCCTGGTATTGCAGCCATTTGTTTTCGAGAAGACTCTTTTTGGCGGCCGAGGCAATTTCATAAATGATCCGTTTTTCATAGCTGGTGCAGCCCTCTATAAGCCGTGTCAGATCTGTCCGATATTCTGCCGAATCGTTTGCTTGATTGCCGTTTAAAAAATAATCCACTGTAACGCCAAGAACATTCGCAATTCGTACCAGTGCTTCCAGACTTGCCTGCTTTTTTGCCGTTTCGATATGGCTTATGTAGGTCACAGACATATCAATCCGTTCTGCCAATACCGCCTGGGACATTCGATGATGTATACGAGATTCTTTGATCCTTATCCCAATAATTTTAAAATTAACTGACATTCTTTGCCCTCCTACTGTGTAAAAATCTCCTATATTCTACCCAACAGGCAAGGGCTTCAGGCTTCGGTATAAAAAGCAAAATCCACATCGAATAAAATCCGTTTATGATAATATCTGAATTAATTTCACCTGGAAATGAACCACAGGTAAATTTGTTGACCTGTAGTTCATTTTCTTATCCTCCTGCGCCTTATAAAATTGGGGAAATAACTATATCCACGGAGTGTTTGCAATGAAAGAAGCCGAGAGTCAGAAGGCACGTATTCGCGAACGATATAAAGGTATTGACTTGGATGAACTTGACGTCATCCCAGCTGTTGCGCAGGAGAATTTCTTCGACAGCATAAATATAAAGCGCGTTGCGGTGTATGCGCGGGTATCTACCGACGATCCACGACAAACATCTTCGTATGAACTTCAAAAAAACCACTACAAAGATCTTGTCAGCCGTCATCCAAACTGGAATCTGGTGGATATTTATGCCGATGAAGGTATTTCCGGAACGTCACTCCAACATCGCAATGCTTTCATTAAGATGATAAAAGATTGTCAGGATGGCAAGATTGACCTTGTAGTGACAAAGACGGTTGCACGTTTTGCGAGAAATATTCTGGACTGCATTGGTTATGTACGTCAGTTGGCGGCTATACAACCGCCCGTCGGCGTTTTTTTCGAAACGGAGAATATCTACACCCTTAACAGCAACAGCGAAATGCTCCTATCCTTTATGGCTACTATGGCACAAGAGGAATCGCACAACAAAAGTGATATTATGAATTCATCTATCGAAATGCGTTTCCGAAGAGGTATATTCCTGACACCTCCGCTGCTAGGTTATGATCTGGACGCAGACAGGAACCTTGTTATCAATGAAAACGAAGCCGAGACAGTACGTTTGATCTTCTTCATGTATCTCTACGGGTATACCTGTACCCAGATTGCCGATACCTTGACCAACCTTGGACGCCGAACAAAAAAAGACAATGCATCGTGGTCACCGGGTTCTATTCTTCAGATTCTACAGAACGAGCGGCACTGCGGGGATGTTCTGGCCCGCAAAACGTGGACACCAAATTACCTTGATCATAAATCTAAGAAAAATAGGCAGAACAAAAATCAATACCGAAAACGGAACCACCATGAAGCAATTATCCCAAGGGACGATTTTATAGCGGTCCAGCGACTCATCAGCAACGCCAGGTATGGCAATAAGGGAATTCTGCCAGAACTGCAAGTCATTCGTGACGGCGTCCTAAAGGGATTTGTCTCAGTAAATCCACGGTGGATGGCTTTTGGCGCTGATGATTATCGAGCGGCATCCAGCAGTGTCGATGACAATGGAAACAGACTACAAGCAGAAAGATTTGAGATTGAGGCTCAGTCCGGCGATTTTGATTTGCGCGGTTATGAAATCGCACGTTCGCAATTCTTTGATACCGCCCGAAAGCTATGTGTCACCTTATCAGCTGATTGCATCGTGTTCAGTACTGAGTGCATCCGGAAATTTGATAAGGCTCTCTATATAGAAATGCTGGTTCAGCCAAGCGAGCAGCTTCTTGTGGCACGCCCTTGTACGAAAGAGACAAGGAACGCTGTCCGGTGGGCTAATCTCCATGAAGGCCAGTATTATTCCCGACCTGTCAACTGCGCCGCATATATCAAAACCCTGTATGGACTTTTCGGCTGGAAATCAGGTTGTAAATATCGCGTGCGCGGTATATACAGGCAAAAAGATAACGAGGCGGTCGTAATATTTGATATGAGGGAAACTGAAATATTCATACCACAGGATACTCTTGGTTTGGCCAGAGAGGAAACAATGATGGATGATTTGCTTCCAAATGACGTGCGTCCTTTCACTGCCGGTCCCAAAAAGGATATTATGGCGTATCCCTCGTCATGGGCGAACACTTTTGGCAGTAACTTTTACCGACATGCGCAAGCACGAGAATTGGCAGCCTTTGTTAATCAGGGCATATGGAATGTAAATGAAGAAGGAGAGCCGTTTTGTGATTCTCAGGTGTTGAACGTGACAAATCCCGAAGTTGTCGGCAGTAAAATTGAGCAGATGATCAGCAATATGGAACAGGAGACTATTAGAGATGGAGAGTGAACATGTTTTGCTCAGTACTATAAGCGATTCGATAGAATTAAAAGAACAGGTAACAGAAGCAGCGGCAGACGAACAAGCTATACAGGACGATTACTTCACTTATGATGGTTATCAAGTAGTTCGCCGCGAATTTTTCGCTCATATGTATGAGCCCTCTATTACTTTCAATAACTGCAAGCTTTCACTTAATAAAGCGTGCCTGACTCGTCTGCCAGATGTAGATTATGTTCAGATACTTGTAAACCCGGAACAAAAGAAGCTTGCCGTCCTTCCCAGCAGTGAGGACGAAAAAGACTCATTCCTTTGGTGCAGCACCCGGGGTGAAAAAAGAAAACCAAGACAGATAATCTGCCGCATGTTCTTTGCCAAGGTTATTCAATTGATGGGTTGGAATCCGGATTATCGTTATAAGATGCTTGGGAAGCTGATTCAAAGCGGCAGTGAGCAACTGTTTGTCTTTGACCTTACGGCAACAGAAATCTACCAGCGCTTTCTAAGCGACGGAGAGAAGATTAAGACCTCACGTACCCCTGTCTTCCCTGCGGAGTGGCAAACTCAGTTTGGTTTGCCGGTTGAAGAACACCGCCGACTGCTTCAAGTAAACATATTCGACGGTTATACCGTTTTTGGCATCAAAGATAAACCGGTTGCTAGTCCAGAAAATACATCCGAGGGACAATCTGTTCTGTCAGGAGGGATGATGAAATATGACTGATAATAGCACAGCGAGGCCGGCTATACTGGTAGACCTTAAAAAGTATCGTATCAGGATACACAAAAACACGCTTCGCTCTATTGGTACCCCAAATTACGTTCTGCTGTTGGTAAATCCGGAAGAACGCACATTAGCGATCCTTCGCAGCGATCGTTCTGATCCGCGCGCACACCATATAAACATGGCTTTATTTGAAAATAATAAGGCATCATTCGAATTATACAGCAGGCCCCTTATAAAGAAACTGCGTGATGTATGCAGTAGCTGGCAGGACAGTCAATCATACCGCTTGTATGGGGAAATAATCCCCCATGAAGATATGGCTCGGTTTTATATGTCTGAAGCTGTTCCGATGAATGGAGCTGAAACATAACGCCATGGCAGAACAATGCATTTATAAATTGAAAATCGACGCTGGTTTCAAACGGTTGATTCCGCCCTTGTCTGCTGAAGAACTGAAGCAGCTTGAAGATAATATTATTCACGACGGGTGCCGTGAGCCAATTTGTGTTTGGAACAATACGATTTTGGATGGCCATAACCGTTATGAAATATGCACACGACAACAAATACCATTTATGATCCAACGCATATGTTTTAATAACCGTGAGGAAGCAATAACGTGGATCTGTGCTAATCAGCTTGGCCGCCGCAACATCACAGAAGAAACACGTAAATACCTGATCGGTAAAAGGTACGAGATGGAGAAAATAATCGGTGCCCATAATGCTGCTGGGATCAACCAGCACACGAAAAAAGAGGTTAGGGCTAAAATGTTGCCCGAACCACCTTTTGGTATAACAGCCGCTCGAACAAGAGAACGGCTTAGCGAGGAGTACAAAATTTCACATGCCACCGTTCAATCTTATGAAAAGTATTCTCAATCACTAGACTCGTTATCGAGAGTTGCACCTGAATTAGTTCCGAAGATATTATCAGGCGAGGTAAAGATATCCATTGAAAATACTGTTGAGTTGTCTCGGTTACCCGGGCTGGAAATCAAACGTTTGAGCCAGCTTATATCAGACGATACCTCTAAATTTATCGAGAATCTACGCAGGGTTCTTCCCAAAAAACAAAGTTCAACAGAGAAACTCTATTTTCCGGTACCCGCTGGCTCCGTTAAAGACATACCTGTTTATGACCCAGATGCAGAAATATCCAGCCTTGCATTAACCATTCCATCCTGGATCAGTTCAATTAACCGCACCTGCTCCGCTGCTGACCTCAGTAGTACAACCTATAACGCACGCAGCAAGCTCGAGAAGCAACTGTTGGAATTGAAAGTAACCATCGACTCTATGCTTGCGGCAATAAGGGAGGAGATCTGATGGACGACTACAGTGCTTTTGTCCCTAAAGTACATTTTGAGCAAATTCCTATTAAAAATCTGGTTTCTAATCAGGAGTATCAAAGGAATCTGTCTATTACGCATGTCAAGCGCACGGTTGATAACTTTGACTTATACCAAATTAATCCGGTAAAGGTCAGCCGCCGCAATGGCGTCAATTATGTTTTCAACGGCCAGCACACAATTGAAATCATTGCAATAGTATCCGGATCACGTGAAACCCCGATTTGGTGTATGATTTATGATGATCTGGAATACACCATGGAGGCAGATATTTTTGCAAACCAACTAAAATATGTTAAACCGCTGCTGCCCTATGAAATTTTTATGGCAAATATTGAAGCCGGCAACGATGAACAGCTTATTATTAAATCACTGGTTGAATCATACGGCTTGTTTATTTCATCAAATAAAGTGCCCGGCGGTATATGTGCCGTGTCATGCCTGGAATATATTTATCAGAAATATGGATTTCATGTGCTTGATCGCACTCTGCGTCTTTGCATTGGAACATGGGAGGGAGATAGCAATTCATTTTCAGCTAATATGCTGAAAGGAATAGCTCATCTGATTGTTGCCTTTGGCGATGTCCTGAAGGATGATGCTTTCAAGGAAAAAGTCGGTAAGTTTTCATCGCGAGAGATTGGGCGTATAGCAAAGGATCGAAAAGCCGGATCTCTTGGTTATACTGAAGCCATGCTTATCGCCTACAATAAGAAAATGAAATCCCCATTAAAATGGGCCAAATTATATATGACCAAATCTACTGCGCCTGATGATGACTTTTACACAGATTATGAAGAAACCGACTTAGATGCAACAGAAGAAATAGAAGCCGATGGTATCTGAATCACAACTATGGATATGATCTACCTTCTCTTACTAATCTGATTGCATCAGACTAAAATTCTTCAGTGTATCGCTTCCCATTTTTATTCATCTTTGAATCCCTCCACAGTTGTTATTTGACCTACATCTGTGTGTTCGACAAATTGAGTATAAGTCAACCTTTTGGTTACAATAGCTTTGACCTCATTAAGTATATCTGTAACCGGATCACAGTTTTTAGCCTTTCGATGAACTAAATCGATGTAAGACAATAGCAGCTCCTTATTTGTTTCATTGTCCGTTGCTAAGGCGTATACTTCTAACTCCTCTGCATATTTGCGGAGCCTTTGTGACATAAACCAGCTTTCCATTTGTTGTTCAATATTCTCCATTAAATGATTCCTGCGGCGTTTCTGTTCTTCTGTCTGTTGAACTCGTTTTCTTTTTTCTTCTTCAATGGCCTGAAGCCGTTTCCTCTCGATCTCCATTAGTTCTCTCTCACGTTCATGTTTAAGATCAGCCATAAAAGATTCGTTGGCCATTTTGCATAAAGCTATGAAGATATCTCCTATTTGCTTCTCAATGGGATTATCATCTGAATCCACAAATTTGACTCCTTTTGGAGTTTTGACTTTTTGCCAGGGATCCAGAACTTCCTCAAATTCTATTTCGAATCTCCCGCTAAATACTTTTTCATACATTGGTTTAAAATCGGTTGGATAATTGTCCGGTTGACTTGATAATAAGGTGCGCCTTTTTACCATGATTTCAAACAGCTGAAATGAAAAATTATATCCAAACAACTTAAAACTGGCATTATCCTTTACTCCCGAACCAACAGTCACATTCCCGCCTAATTCCTCAACTGATTTAATTAATGCTTCAACTAATCTATATGCACGATTAGCCTGTTTGTTCGATACGTATATCGGCAGGACTGCTTTATTATCCCGATATTTTATTTTTGTATTATCCAACGTATAATTCAAAGAGAAACTAAATTTGTCATGGAATCTATGGACTTCATCACGCTTTTTTCTATATTCCATTTCCTCCTGGTAATTAATAATTAGTTGATTATACTGAGCTACCCGTTTCGGAACTTCAATTTTCTTACACCAACTTAAAAATCTTTCCTTTGACTCAGGAGAAAGTAAGCCCAGTCCTTCTAGTTCTTGTAGTTGCTCGGAAGTATTTTCGGTAATATCGATTAGCTCCAGCTTCAGGCCTGGTTTTTTATCAGTATCAATGGAGACACCAGCTTGTTTGTGAATAAATAAGGCTTTATAAGGAGGAAGTTCAGGCTGGGCTGGAACTGATTTTCCGGCTTGTAATTTTGCCCAGTATCCGGCGGGGGGAAGTGGTATCTCAAGTTTCACGCACCTTTTGCGAAGGCCATTATCAGATATTTCGTAGCGCTTGGCTACAGTTGTCATTGGTTCTTTCCAGACTTCGTCAAACAGTTTTTGCCTTTCCTCTTCAAAATTCATTATGCCCCCTCCTGACTGCGGAATGAAAATCCGCTTCTCAGAAGATCATCGACTAGTTCTTCGAGTTCGTACTCGTTATTAACCTGTTCAGGCACAAAATAACGGCATTGATTATCATTGAATAGAGCAGAAATACAACTTAGAAAATCAGGTATTTCGTGATAATCAAATTTATGAAGTACTTTATCATCATGGGCGATTCTTATATTTCGGGAGAAGATCTTGGATAGATGCACACCCACTATTGCATTGCGCATTTCACTCAAACGATTAAAATCTTCTTCAAACTCACTTCGATAGTTTTTCCTTTTTATTAGCAATGAAAGATCGACTGCAAATTTTATTTTAAACTTCATTTCCTTTGCAATATTTCTGATCCTTATAATATCCTCAGCGGTTTGCATAAGATATGGTAACTTTGAGCTCTGCTTAAAAGGTCCGTTCACCAGGGCTATCTTCATGCTTGTATATTTTTTCAAGCTTTTTTCCAATATGCGATATTGGGCAAAAAATTCTTCTTCGTTATATATCTGTGATCTCAGCGGAGATAATAGTTCCAGAGCATAGGGTACGCCATGATCGGCAAAGGTCTTCTTAAGATTACTGATAACTAAGTCCAACTCATTTGCATTTTTCCACATGGCGTCATTATCTTTGTTGTAACTCAGCCTTAATATATATGGACCATCCGGTTTGGATTTTATAGAGCCATTGGTCGTTTCAAGGAACTTAATTGTGCTTGGGATGTCTGCAGGATAGGGAATATCTTTAATCTTTACCGGGAGAATAATATTGATATTATCAACTATGCTTACCCTCCCGGTTGTCACACATAAATTAACGTATTCAGGCCAATAGTCAGTGTCTTTAACATTCTCGAAAAGCCATACATACATGATAAGCATTTCGAGTTCACCTTTGCGGCCATTAATAAACGGTCGATGGATATTATCTTCATATATTTCATTTATCCCGAACGGGTTATTATTATATCTGTGGTTGTAGCGGTTAATACGGTAAGAACTGTCATAATCCCTGTCAAAAACGTGTTCAATATATTCATCATAAAAGGAATACGTTAGATTCTGGGCATACTCAAACAAATTTACACCATAACCACGATACGTTTCCTTGACCCAATCAACTAATGAATTATCCAGCAGCTTGAAACCTGAAATAGAAGGTTTTCCCACCCGTCTCTCCTTTGATTCCCTGGCTAGGATTATTAGCTCATCTTTGTATTGCTCAACTTCTGTATTTTTCATTTTTGTACTTGCACAGAATTGATTAACGGTTTTTTCGTAATCATCCTGACAATAAAATAAATCCAAATATTCTTCCCCTTTAAGCCAGTTATTTATTATCCTGTCTATCCGGGTCTTGTATTTTTTATAGTACTCAATGATAAAGGCTTTACTTTCAGGATAATCATCCGCTATCTCCTGTTCGATCTTTACAGCTGTCTGCTCTAATTTTATATTTTCGTAGTCGTAGGCTTCTGGATTTAGATAATTATTGAAGTACTCCATGACATATCTAATAACCGTTGCCATATTCTCGGCATGATTTTTGAAGTTGAACTCGTCCAACTTGTCCTTCTTTTTCATCTGGGAAATGTACTGTTCAATGGTAAGCATTGTTCACTCCCCCTACATTCCAACCATCCACTTCATTCAATATAAATGCCAAAGGGTTATTATTTACTTTCTGAACACTTATTAATAACAGAGAGCGTTCTGTCTTGAAGACGCTCCAATAATTCCTTCTTCTTTTCATTAGTAGCGAGCCATAAATCTCCGTACTGATTTGCGAAAGCCTTAAATAATATTTTCTCGTCTTCTGTTCCTTCTATTTCCAGTATCTCAGACATCAGTTTCTTATCCTTTATAACATTCAAAAAGCCATAAAATATGTTACCTAATCTTTCACCTGCATATTTATTAACATTTTCTTGTGTGTATGGCAAACTCGGCACTATACAACTAACTTTCATTCTTTGTTTATTCTTACCTCTACCTGTTAAAAAACTGGGTTCGGAATCATCCTCGGAAATATCAATCTTTATAATATTCTCTGCATCCAAACAATCCCCTTGAATGGTCGTGGAATACACTTCAATCCCATTTTTGTTAAGAACCTCTTCTAGTTCTTTCAACTGAAAACTCAATACATCGGAGATTTTATCCTCTTTCGTTCCCTTATTGGTTTTGCGTGGAACTACAACAAATTCCTCGAACCTGTGGTCGTACAACAAATTTACATGAAAGCTTACTATCATTTTATAGGCCGTGCCATTAACGAAACTATCTTTACTCCTTTTTATTACCTTGTTAAGCTTTGAGCCAAGTTTCTCATCAAAAATATCCGTTTTCCGCAAAACTAATTCCATTAGACAACAACCTCCTAACCGGTAGTAAATCATTAACAATTTCTTACATTTTAACATATACTGCCATTTTATGTGCCCCTGTTCAAATAAAAAAAGCCGATCAAGATCGTAATTAAAACAACCCCAACCGACAATTTTGTCTTCTTCAATTTTACAGTCAATCTAGATCGCCGTATAACCAAATTCCTTTAGTCTTTTCCTACACATTTCGCGTTCTTGATCTATAAATAATTCGCTATACTCCGGCTTAAGAACAAACGCTTCTACCGAAAGATCTAACTTTTATGGTCCCAAAGTACTTCAAATCCATCAGTACCGCCATCCTTTGATATAAGTATTTTTGCAGCTTGCAAACCGCCTTTTTCTGAAACAAGTTGCAAGAAGCGTGTGGCTTTATAGCCTAGTTCCTTCTTAGCAATGATATAAATATTCTGCATATCACCATTAAATTTGCTCTCCAATGCCTCCATGATTAGCACCTCCAATTATTTCAAAACATCCCAATTGTTCAAATGGTCAGTAACATTAATAGTATTTTCGCGAACCTCGGTTGCTTTACCATCCTTTACAACAAAGTAAAGATGAAGAATTTTATTATTTGTAGACGAACGATTTTCATCCGAATACGCACCTAATTCACCAGGCTCATATAAAAAGAAATTCCAATTTCCATTTTTGTCAGCAACCGAGAACAGGCAATAGGCAAAAATGGTCCCTATTATCTCATCCAAATTCACGGTATGCCATCCATGTTCAAGCCCTCCGGTTTTATGGTCATAAGTTTTGCTATGAAAGAACTTGATAATAATCGCATTTTTTGAACCCAGGTCAGGCTTGATTACCTTAATGCCACTTCCTTCTCGGCGAGAAGCTATATCAACCAGATAATCAGGGAATTTACTTCGGATTATTTTCATTGCTTTGTCTCTCGCCTGTGAGCGGGTAAAGTCTCCTTGCTCATTCTCAATGCTATCATCTTCAAATTCTTCACTACGAGACGCTAGTTCAGTCTTAACTTCAACCATCTGTTCCTCTAGAGTTTGAACCCGACTCATCAATTCCAATATAATTCTATCAAAATTCATCACACCATCTCCTTCGCTGATATTAAATTTATCATAGTTGATAAATTGCGATATGTCAATGATATAATCTCGACAATATTATTCTATCATTACGAAGTATTAATGGTGCGGAATAAAATAAGCCGGTCAAGATCGCATTTAAGCAATCCCAACCGGCTTTTACTCCCCTATTCAATTACACAATCAATATCTGACCCATCAAGCAAACTAACAACCAGTACTCCAGAATCATAAACCACTATCTTTTCTACCAGTTTAAAGTACAAGTCCACTTCAAACTGGTCAATTGGTTCGGCCTTGGAAAAGATCTTTATGAACCTTTTAGCGGTAACTCTCTTGAGAATATCATCCTCACTCTCCATCACCTGCTGCCACTTTTCCATGAAATATTCCTTGTTCTCAACCACCGCATTAGATGCATTTATAAAAGCCTGATATAATACATATTCATCAATATGCCTGCTCTCACAGCCTTTTTCACCTTTAACCTCGTACTTGCCATTACACCGCCACACTATCCTGCGTAACCTCTCATCCGTAGAATTCCATACCTTCCTGCCAAAGGCTTTGCCGCATTTGCCGCAGATTACCTTTCCTGAAAAGGGACTGTTAACCGTTGCATAATCAATCAAACCTATTCCATGCTTTTCAGCAAAAACTTTTCTTCTCTCCATTTCAAGTTGCACTGCTTCCCATGTATCCTTATCAATTATTGCTGGATGGCTATCTTCAACATAATACTGTGGAACTTGGCCGTCATTCTTAACTCGCTTCTTGTTTAAGAAATCTACTGTATAGGTTTTTTGAAGCAGGGCATCACCTTTATACTTTTCGTTACTAAGCATTTTTCTAATGGTGCCGTGGTACCATTTCCCTTTTCCATTCCAGTGCATAACTCCTTCCGTCTCAAGATCTTTAGCTATGCGGTTGGCCCCTTTTCCCTCCAGGAACTCAGTATATATCCGTCTGACTATTTTGGCCTGCTCCTCATTAATAATGAGGTTCCCGCTATCGTCTTTATCGTAACCAAGAAATTTAATATGGTTTACTATAATTTTTCCCTGTTCAAAGCGTCGGCGGATTCCCCAAGTACAATTTTCTGAGATGGAGCGGCTTTCATCCTGAGCAAGTGAGCTTAAGATCGATAGCAGAACTTCTCCCTTGCCATCCAGAGTATTAATATTTTCTTTCTCGAATATGATCCCAATACCTAAGCCCTTGAGCAGTCTGACGTAATTAAGGCAATCTAATGTGTTTCTAGCAAACCTGGATATGGATTTGGTTATTATCATATCTATCTTTCCTGCCTTGCAGTCCTCAATCATTTTGTTAAACTGCTCTCGCTTTTTAGTATTGGTTCCAGTGATGCCCTCATCTGCATAGATACCCGCCAGGTCATAGTCGAGATGCCCAGTTATGTATGTGGTGTAGTAAGTAACCTGGGCCTCATAACTTGTCTGCTGCTCCGCCTGGTCGGTCGATACTCTGCAGTACGCCGCCATTTTCTTTTTCTTTGGTTCCAATTCTTCTGCCAGGTTAGATCTGTTCGTTCTTGCTGGAATAACTGTAATGTTTCTTGCCATCCTTTTTGACCACCTTTATTATGGTTTCGCCCTGAATATTGACCTTAGCGAGTTCCTTCTCATCAATATTAGTGCCTGTGCAGGTGAGCTTACCTTTTTTCACATGATTACTGCACTGCCAAACATACTTTTTGCAGGGTTTGTTCACATTCCATACCTTTCTCAGGAGTACTGCTCCGCATTTGCTGCAATATAGTAAGCCTTTATAGGGATATTTATAATTGTACTTCGGGTCATTAGTTTTACTTTTGTGTTTGTACTTGCGTTCAGCAATGATCTGCTGGGCCTTGTCCCAGACTTCCCGAGATATTATTGCAGGATGGTTATCCTTGATATAGTACTGATTTAATTCTCCACGGTTAGGTACGGATTTTTTACTTAAGTGGTTTGCAATATAAGTTTTTTGGCACAACACATCGCCCTGGTACTTTTCATTTTTCAAAATCTTGATTATTGAAGAGTTGTCCCACTTGTCTCTGCCGCTAAGGGTTTTTATCCCTTCCTCGGCAAAAATTCTGGTGATAGCAGTGCAGCCTGTTCCGCTTACATATAAATCAAAAATCCGCCTAACTAATTCTGCTTCTTTTTCATTGATCACTAAATTTCCATTCTTGTCTTTATCGTATCCGAGGAACCGGTTGGTATGAATGTGTATTTTGCCTTTTTGATAATCCCTTCTTATACTCCATTTAATATTCTCACTCGCACTCCGGCTTTCTTCCTGGGCAAATGAAGAAAGGACGGTAAGCATTAACTCACCGTCCCCTGACAAGGTATTTATATTCTCTTTTTCAAACCTAACCTCAACGCCAATATCCTTAAGCTCTCTTACCACCTCAAGCATCACCGTGGTATTTCTTGCAAATCTGGAGATGGACTTGGTTATTATTAGATCTATCCTGCCTTGTCTACAAAGCTCAAGCATTCGTTGAAACTCTGGTCTGTTGTCCGTAGTGCCGGTTATACCCCGGTCAGCAAAGACTTCTACATATTCGTAGTCGGGGTTACTGGTAATGAGTTTTTCGTAGTAGGTCGTTTGGTTTTCTAGCGACTCCCCTTGTAGATGATGGTCAGTTGAAACCCTGGCATAAGCACAGGTTCTTAGTTTCCTAAGGTTTTTCTGGGTAGGCCTAATAATCCTTACATGCACGGCTTTTCCTCCCTTCTATCAAATTGGCACTACCATACATCACTCTGCTCTTGATAGAAGTCAAGGCAATAGCGGTTAAGCTGTCTCATAGAAAGTCCTTCATCATTATTTTCAATCAGTTCTTCCTTAGCCTCCTATCTACTTAGCAAATGCTGGTTTTCATTATCCTGAAAATGAGCTATCTTTTTGCTAATATAATATCTTCGTTCAAAGCACTCAATTCTGTCGGTAATGCTCTAGGATTCCATAACCCAGAATTAAATCTATGCATAGTAATTTGTTTAAAAGGCTATTTGTATTTTAATAAGTTTATTATAATGAAATGAGCTGCTTGAAAATGTATAACCTCATAAGGGAGATAATTGCTATGAATCTAAGGGATCTGTTCACCGACATAAGTGGTATTTGTTCAATTACTGGCATTGTAGCTTATTTTATTAGTGATACACCAAAGAGAAAACATTTTTTCCAAGCCTTTATTATAGTTAGTTTTCTCTGTTTTGTAGGGTTAACCATTAACTCACACAACTTTATTAATAAAATAGAACTCACCTTTTCTAAACATTCTTTAAATAGCGATCAGTCTGATATCACTGATCCAGCTATTATTTCTCCTCCAGATGTCTCGCAGATTAATATCCCGGACAAACCTGTAGTTTCTTTACCCAATGCAAATGATAAAACAACTACTCCTAATCCAGAATTGGCAACTCCAACAGGGAATACCCAAAACCAACTCTCGTTAGAAGTAAACTTTGAAGGGAATAAAGCGATTTTTACTTCTGGTTCAAACCAGTATAAATACAATTCACAAATAAGAACTATGAAAGCGCCGGCCATTCGTAAAGGTGAAAATATCCTTGTCCCGCAAGAAAGTATATGTGAGGTTCTTAATGCAAAGTTCACTTGCGAAAACAGGATAGCTTTTGTTAAAGGAACTAAAGCAGTCGAAGTACCAATGAATGCATTACATATTTACGATGATGTATATGATTCTAATAAAGGGTATTATATAAAAATAAATGAATACACAATTAATACGGGTGTGGAGCCAATATTTGAAACAAATACTTGGTATTATCCAATTAATTGGATATGTCAGCCATTTGGAGGAACAAGTAGAATAATCCAATCTTAATTCTAAGTTTTATGCTAATTATCATTGTCTAATATAATAATAGTCCTAACTCTTTCTAGCTTGTCCATCTGCCAAAGTTGCAGATACTGCAGCTCTTTTAACCTGGACAGTATTTTCTTTTCATGTCGAGGATCCGTTGTCTGCTCCAGCTGTTCTTTGACGTGATAGATCTCCTGCTTGGTTTCTTCTATTGCCTCCAATAATTCTTTCCTGGTCATAAACCTAACCTAACGGATAATGTCAGTCCGTTCATATAGATAACCCCATATGCCAGTAATAGCCAAACTGCAATGCAGATGTCAATGCTCCAGCGTTCTTTTTTGGTTAAACGGCGCCACCTAATGATCAGGAATAGTAACATACTGGCCGAAGCAATTACCAACGCCAAAAGTGCTGTAAAGAAATATATGGTATAAGGTAGCGAGATATAAAACATTACTATAATAGCCAGCACTATTGAAACAATCGAGAGTACTACGATCACAGGATTTATCGATTTCATTCTAATAAATGCATCTCGATTAGCTTTATTTAGAAACTCACCTTGATCATAATAACAATCCTCGGCAGATATATAACCATCATCAAAACCTTTGTCGTAACCTACCTCTTTCCCGCTAATGTATCCTAAAACATAGGTTAATATTGAAACTACCAGCAAAATAAGTGTTGTCACTAAATCCATAACATATCCTCCAGGAACTATCTCTACCAATATTATAAGATATGACAGATCTCCAGTTTTGCGAAGGTAAAAAGAAGGATGCTAAAAAAGATACTAATGGAAATTCCGAGATTTCATAAGCAAGGTACTCTACAAGCAAATTACGCAGCCTTCATAATGCTGTCATTCATAAGCTTAACCGCGGATTCGATAAGTCCTTTAATTTGGTCAGTAGTCAAATTAATTCCGATGGATTTAGTCTCAGTAGCCAGCCATTCTGCTGCCTTAGCATATTTTTCTTCACCAGATAGTTCCTTATATACCTGTTCAACAAAAGTTACAGCAGTCCACGCCAGGCCGCTTTTTGTTTCCAGTTGAGTTTTGATTTTATCATAAGTTGCTGTATCCATTTTCTTTTTTAGATAGGCAATCCCTATAGTAACCAGAGCAGGGACTAATACGGCCAGTATATCCAACCCAATTTGAATAATCATGTCACTGTTCAAAATACCTCTCCTCTCCTATTAGCCAATTAAACTACGATAACCGTGTTATTAGGAGCATCCCAACTAACCTGATGCCCTAGAGCTTCTGCCAGGGCGCGAACCGGAGCATAAGCCCTTTCTCCCACCATAACTGCAGGGATAAGGTTGCTAACCAATGCAAGATTAACGGCAGACTGGCTGCCCACCCCTTGAGGCAGAATAACCACCATATTTTCTTCGGCCCACCATTTAACCTGTCTGCCCAGAGCTTCCGAAAGAGCCCTGACCGGAGTAAAGGAACTGTTGTCGATTATGACTCCATCAAGAACTATGCTACCTATCTGGATTTTTACTGTAGTTGTTTGGCCAGTGCCTGTTAAATCACTGAATAGTCTATCCCATGGAAATGCTGGTCCAGGATCATTAGCCCGGTTCACTGAATCCAATCGGTAGTGGCCAATGATATGATCCGGGTCTTTCGCTATACCCCATTTTGCCTCCAATTGCTGATGTAGCCAGAGCGTTGCCTGGTATTGAGCCTCGGTAAGTTCTCCGCCGGCTAAACACTCATGTTCAATACCAATTGTATAAGAGTTAGGGTTGCTACCATCATAAAGAGACCAATTTGGTTTATTTACAAGGCCTGCATGCCAAGCAGTATCCTCATCTTTGACTAATTGATATATCCCGCCAGCCTTTGTAACCAGGTAATGAGAACTGGCTTGAGCGGCAGGATTTCGTAACCAGGACAGCGTTCCCGGCATAAGACCGGCAGTAATGTGGTTGACTATAGCAATGATAGACTTACCTTTTCGCCCCGTGCTGTAATTGGGACTCAGAGCTTGTTGTATTTGCATAATCTGTCTCCTTTCCTATAGCGGCCCTGCTTCTCCCTGCTCTACCTGAACAGGATCCGATACGGGGACCGAACTAACAGCTGCAACTTTTTCTGTACCATAATATTGTTGCTGGGTCGTATTAGTTCCAAGGTTTCGCGTGAAGTACATTGAAGCCCCTTCCTGTACGAAGTACCCGCCCAGGATGATACCTATCAGCGAAACAAGCGTCTTTACTAGCTCTAATACCTGATTATCATGTAGTGCTTTCAAACAGAAAAAGAGAAAAGCCCCGATAAACATCAAGGCCACCATGTCTTTAAAGCTGAATTTATAGGGTTGATTGAAAAAGTTCATTAGACGCACCGCCTAACATAAGCAACTACTTCATCCAGCTTAGCTTCCTGCCGGGCAAAGTTGACCTGCAAAGCGCTGATTAACTGATCTACAGCCCGAGTGTTATTTTCAACCACCTGTGCTAGTGCTTCCTTGCCTGGGTCTTCCTTTCTATATGCAGGCGGCAGCACTTTCACCAACACGTACCCCATCATGGCCACGCATGCCACTCCAATGCTTACCTGCGTCCAATCAAGATTTTGCAACTCCCATCTCCCCTCTCAAATAAAAATACCGCCCTACTTGGCGGCTACAGTTTCCGTTATACTTGGTTGCTCTGCTACAATATATTTATTTGCGGCTTCCTGTGCCTCAAGTGGCACGGCGACTAGCACCTTTGCAATCTGACCAACAAGAGCATCTAAAGCTATCTGGCGGTTATTTAGTATTGCTTGCATCTCAGTCCGTAGTCCCTCAGGTGCCTGGGTGACGCAGGCTTCCAGCCATTGCACTTCCACGCGCAGTTTTTGTTCGACCAAACTGGCCTGTATTAAATCAAGTTCCATGATTACCTCCTTAAAATTCAGCAAATAGGCAGGTTGGCAGATAAGTTAAACAATCGGCCATGTAGAGATTGCACGGGCTCATTAAATAGTTTGTTCCCTTCAATAGAGTGGCTACGGTCAGAGAATGACTAATATTAAATAAATCGGCGATTGTTGCTAGGCCCCCATCCCCGTTCACCTCTGCCGATCCGTCGGATTTTACGATAATTACGTTTTGCTTGTATAATGTACCTGTGCTTGATGTAAATTTACTGTTTAGAGTAACAAATTTTAAATCTGTAGCATCTGTGGTATTCCTGCCCTTGCTATTGGCGTTGTACGCAGCGGTAGAGGTACCAATTAAACCAATGCATATATAGTCGTTGTTTGACATTTTTGCAATTATAGCAACCATAGAATTTATTGAAGAACTTAGTAACGCTAGATAAAAAAGATTGGTTCCTAACACCAAATGTATTTCTGAGGTAGTGCCCAGATTATGGCCTGCAAATTGCACCTCATTGGTGATTGTACTTCCAGAAGTCCATGCATCTCCATAATAAATTCGCAATTGAGATGATGCCCAGTAAATTTTTATAACCTTATCAGCAATGTCGGTACAACCAAAGATTAAATATGCCGTAGTCTCATAGTGAACTGTAACGTTGCCCCCACCATATTTAGCAATCAATGCTGCCTTTATGTCAGCTATGGGCGTGGTTAAACTGATTGAAGAATATGCATTAGCCATTCTCTCCCTCCTTATACAGGCTTATTTATGGTTGTGACGGTGAAGCCCACGTCCAATATCTCCGGGTTCCAGCCTATTGTAAAACCACCACTCCCCCCGCCACCTACATTAAAAAAACACCGGTCATCCTGTACTGATGTAATCCCACCACTAGCAGTTATTACTGTGTATAATGGTATTCTTCCCGAAGTATAGCCGGTGGTATTAACAGACACTACCCCAGCCGTTGTAACCTCAATATAGTTGGTAGTATCGTCTGCCAGCGTTACCGACCCACTATCTATTCGTGTGATTACGTTATCGGCCTTGGCTGTCCCAATTCCGTAGGCAAAATTAAGCCCGGAGTGATCACCCGGCTTAAAAGGGTCTACAACTCTTTGGTTTCTGTCCTCTCTAGCTAGTGGTATGCCTCCTAGAGTAGCCCCGTCATGGACAACTAACGTATCTTTGGTAATATCAACTGTGACCTCGCCCTCTGCGCCTGTAAACACACTATGTTCCGCGGTTGTTCCTCGTCTTAATTTAACCTCTATGCTCATGTTAGGCTCCCCCAGTCCTGAGTAATATCTACGGCAGATGTGATCATCCCAAAATCAAAAGCGCCAGAACCTCCACTGCCTAATGCCGCCAGTAATGCATCAACTTCCGTTTCGGTATAATACCTACCGTCATGGTCGCCGCTAGTTTTATGGGCAATCAAATCGAAGGGCGGATTAAATGAACTTCCTCCGCCGCTTGTGTCCTCGCTAAACACTACATTTTTCGCAGGGCTAAGTCTCTGCTGTCGGAAGGCCGCATCCCTCTGTCTTTTTGTTGCTTCCGCTAGTTTCATTCGACCTCTCTCCTTAAATTGGTGCGTATCCATAATGATAAGTCTGCAATTCAGTTCTAAAGCCATCCGTGGCAGACATGATATGCCTCAATGAAAATACCCGATAAATCTCGGATATAGTACTACTGGATTCAATCACCTGAATACAGTCCCCCACTTGTATATATGGATTGCCTACCGCGCTAAACGAAGCCTGTCTCACTTTAGTTAAAGAGGCCGCATCGGTTCGTTCGGCTATCGAAAGGCATTGGGCATTGCTTGATGCCAGATCCCCCGCCTCTACTATCAGGACTTTACCGCCCAAAATATTATAATAATCAGCCGCAGCCCCATCTACATCGCCTCTGCAAAACACCCCGTCAGCATCTTGAGATATAACAATAATATGATCATAAACATCCTGGTCGGATATGGTGTAATCAAGGCTGAATATATCCTCACCCTCGCGAAATACCCATGCGGCATACACACAACTAACTAGCACAGTTGCTCCGCTTGGAATAGTACTACCAGCCGTGCGACAAATGGCTGCATTGCCTGTACTCCCACCCAGCCTGACCGTATAATCAATATCTTTGGTATATGTGACCGTTCCATCTGAGTTGGTAACAATCACCGAATTGTCTGACATTGGGTGCCCTGCCGGTATGACTGCTATTGCGGTGTAGGCAGTACCGGTTAGGACGGTTGGTGCTGCCGTAATTGCCGGTTGCCTATCAGTAGCGTAGTAAAAATACAACTTGCCGGATTCATCGCAATAATATTCAAACCCGCACAATTCGCAAAGCCGCTGGAAAGCATCTGCATAGCTTTCATGGGTGAATGTTATTGATTCAATTGTTATTCCTGATATGCCGGTGAACACATCCTCATCCTGCCAGCCAGCTTTGATAGCCAGATCCCTAAAGATATACTCAGCGGTCTGCCCCTGGTACTCAACCGTATATGCGTAGTGATCAACCCACCAAGCTCTAACAAGCTGGTCAAGGGCTAATTTCAGATAGTCACGGCAGGTAAACTCAATCTCCTGTGGAGGTCCCGCTTTCATGGTTATGGTATCGATCAGGCCTTTAAACACCTCTTGTTGAGTCAGGCCGTAGCCGAGTTTAACTGTTACCACCGTATTGGGCCAAATTACCTCCTGCCACTCTCCCTCTTTGTCTGGAGAATAGACGCCGTTTTTGTTATCAATTACTACCGTGGCTTGTGATGCCGCGCCCTTCGTCATGTCAACATCCACTGATTTGACTTGTAGGCGATAGGTCTCGGCTGAGATACCTAAAACTGCGTACTTGCGTGTGTAGATTAATTTATTGTCTATCGCAACCGCGCAGGAGTTATCACCGCCGGTTACAAAGCTGCCCCAGTCAGGCAGATCTCTTATCAGGGTATAGGCGGTACAGTCTGTGTCTGGATCAGCAAAGTTATATGCCTTGCAAGTCCCAGAGTTTAGTGCACCAACTAGCAAGATAAAACCGCCGAGCTTATTGTCTGCAACAGTAAAATAATAGGCTACGTTCCAAAACTCATCATATGCATTTACTTCCCAAACCTTTGTCCAAGTAGTTCCGTTATCTGTACTTTTAAGCAGCTTAAAGGGCGCACCGGCTATTCCTACTACATAACAGGCGTAAAGATTACCTGCAGGGCTAACCCAAATGTTCTTACTTACAGAACCATAATAATCGTTCGGTGAAACATAGGCCGACAGCATATATCTATCTGTCCAAGTTATTCCGTTGTCATCAGACGTCCTAATATAGGCATTTTGCATAAAGAACGTGTACGTAGACACGGTATAAATACGCCATTTTCCCGCTACCATTACCCATCTGCCCGAATCCAGCACGACTGGAATACCTGTTAAATTTAAAGCATGAGAAGCGTATTCTTGGGAAACAGGAGAATAAGAAAGCGACTGAACCGTTGAATATAGCTCCCAATCTCCCCCGTTCCCGCTAGGTGACTTATAAATCAGTTGCCGCGCAGGAGCCTCTGAGGGAGCACCAGCATCGGAAAAAGTCATATATAGCCCGCCATCCAAATTCCAAACGCACGCCCAAGCATGACTAAGGGATGATAAGCCGGTAGATACCCAACCATATGCAGAGTTATCCATGCCCGTCAGATCATCCACATTAGTACACTCGGCCTCGTAAATAGTGTTGTTGACAGAATTGCAGACAATCAGTTTGCCGTTGGCTTTTTTAGCTACGCTAACACCATACTCCTTATATGTGGTCGACGGAGTTTTCCAGTCAGTTGCGGTTTCCCATTGATATTTGCCGCTGGGTACACCAGTTATTTCCACTTCTGCTGCAGGCCTGTTCTCACCGACAAAAACCTTTGATTTTAAGAGCGTACGCATCGCATCAGGTATAGCAATCATACGCTACACCTCCAGCCAGGTAATATCGAAAAAGACTGCATTACTCTGGATAAATTCCGGATCGCCCAGCGACTCGATCATATATGTGTCGCTGATGCCGGTATCATCAAGGGCAAGTGTGGCCTCTGTACCTGCGTTCAGGTCGGCCACAAAAGAATCATAGGCACTCACCGACGGTACATAGAGTTTGGCCTTAACTCGGCGACGCTTCCTGCCCTGCTGCTGTATTACGGTCGATACTGCTGACAGGTTCGCCGGGTCAGGCAGCAAGTCTACCTCGGTCAAAGATGAGGATGTGACTCCGGGCTTTAATGAGCCGATTAATATTTTTAATGCTGTGCTTCCCCATGTGCTGGCCACTGAGTCACCTCCTTACGCCATGCTGGGCATGGTTGAGATCCTGCTCGGTATTCTGCGGTTACCGCGCTCAAATTCCTCGGCTATCCGTTTTACAACTTGGCCGTCATTGGTTCTAAATTCGTGGATTACTGTACCGGAATGGATTACTTGCTGGTTTCCGCCTACCGCCGCCATGCTCTTGTTATTATTTAGCACCTGTGCCCCCCGAGGTAGGTTGACCAACTCAGGGCCATTCTCGCCCACCCATGACAGGCCGCCCTTCCAGAAGTCGGTTCCAGATGCTAGATGTGATCTGTGTTCCATAGCGATCCCTAATGGTTTATATTGTTCTACGCTTGCTTCATATCGCAACTCTGATGCTTTTTCGGTTTGGCCTGCAAACTGAGCGACTGCCGCCATTGCATCTAATATTTTGCCCTTAATGGCTGACCAGACACTTATAATCGCATCGCCAGTGGCCTGCATCCCTGCCTTAAGATAAACCATGTTATTGTGCCAAGTTATCGAAATGGAGTTCCACATACTTATCCCAAAGGCTTTTACTTTATCCCAGTTTTTATAGAGCAGCACACCCGCAATAACTAACCCTGCAACGATAGCTACCATCCATCCCACGGATATCCCCACGGCTGCCGCCAATGCTTCAAAAGCCCCTGCAATAATTGGCCAAGCCCTAGTAACCCAGCTTGTAACCGAACCCATGACTGTGCCAATGGAAGCAATAGCCCTGGCTATAGATCCAAATACTATAAGCACTGGGCCGACTGCTGCTGCTATACCAGCTATTGCTATTATGGTTTTCTGAGTTGCCGGACTCATCTGCCCGAATTCCTTAACGAGATTATTAAGCCCGGCAATAATAGGGGTGATCACCGGCAAAAGGTTTTCACCCATGGTGGCCCCTAGTTCTTTGAGCGACTCCCCGAATATTCTCATCTGGTTGGCTGCCCCGTCACCCGTTCTTACAAAGTCACCCTGAGCATTTTTTGTCATGGCTAAAACATAGTTATAGCGCAGCTGTACCTGCTCAGCCTGGGTCAGGTCCTTGGTTTTTTTCTTGATTCCTTGCGAGAGCGCAAATTCATCGAGATTGGCCTGGGTCATCACGATACCCAATTGCTTTAATGACTCAGTTTCACCGGTAAATATCGAAGTTAGGGCTGTATCGGCTATATCGATGCCGATATTTTTGAATGATGCCAAGTCCCCTGCCAATCCTACCAAACTGGTGCTCATATCGGCTGCCTGGCCCGTATTTAGCCCCATACTGGTTGCCATGTCACCATACTTCGCCGCCATGTCCAGAGCGGTACCTTTGGCAATACCAAAACTGTTAAGGGTAGTTTTAGACCAGGCTTTTACCTGTCCGGCATTATCCTTGAAAGCCACATCTACTTTGTTTATGGACTCACTCATGTCAGAGGCCAGTTTGAAAGAGGCTGCCGCCGCACCGACAATAGGTAAGGTTACAGCGGCGGTCATTGTTCTGCCAACACTACTCATCTTGTCGCCCATAGCCTTCATCTTTTCGCTGGTAGTTAACATTTTTTGTTGGGTTGTATCCAGCCCCTTAGTAAGTCCTGATACATCTGCGCCTATCTTTACGATTAGTTGTGCTAATGTCGACAAGTTATCACCTCCTCAAATCCTCCCCGCCGAAAGCCTTATTGAGCCTTTCTATAATACTTAACTGCTCCTGCCAATCCTGTTTAAGTGGGGTCTTTTCATCTGCCTGGCCCCGTGTCGGCATGAAATCTTGGGGAGTAAAAGGCTTTTTATGCTTTCGAGCGTCCCGGTTCGGTTCGGCAATCACCGCACACAATAGGCCGATGCGGTAATCCTCCATCTCCTGCCGTTTGACTGAGGATTCTATCTCTATACACAGTTCAGCCGGAGTAAGCTGCCAAAAACGCTCGACAGTCACTCCGGCCACAGTCGCACTCCGCAAGGCTTGTCCCCAATCCCAGGGAGTGCTCTCTAGTTTGGGTCTGATTCCTCCGCTTTTAATCCCATAGCAATAGTTATAGCCTCGCCTACTTTAGTGCTGACATACTCAAATCCCGCCTCATCGATGAGATCGCCCACATCTTCCAGGCTGAGTTTTCTATCTTCATGCAGCAGACCTGCCCAGAGCATAGCGCGTATTTCCTTTAAGCCAAATGCTGAGCCGAACTCAGACAAAGGCTTGCCCAATACTTCCTCAACCTTAACTAGGGCATTAGTGTTCAGCCGAATATTTCTAGGGTGGTCTAATTCAATTAATATCGATGGTTTCATTTAATACCTCCCTAGCTCGCTGCTCTAACAAGTTGGATGGTGTAGGCCTTAGGAGCCTTACCTGTTTCCGTTACAACTATTTTGATAGAAGTAATACTTCCTGGTGCACCCAAAGTAATAGCGCTGGATGCTACTCCCGATGCTACGATATTGCCATTGACGGTTATGTTGCCGGTGCTTGCAGTCGGGGTTACGGTTACAGAAGTCACCCCGGTCAGTACGTTGGCGACATATTCGTAGACGGCTCCCGAAGGTGCCGGAGTAATAACTGCTGACTCGCTAATAGCGAAAAACGGAGTAGTTAATCCTGTACTGACGTTGATGCCCAATGTCGGCTTGCCGGCAATCTTTAAGGTTGCTGAAAATCCCATCTGCTTTTCCAAGGGTGAACTGATCGAGAATTTTGACACTACCGCTGTAAATGTCCAACTCGTGCCTTCTGGAAAGGTGATAACAAAATTCTGCACTGTTCCGGCTTCCAGGTCAGTTTTTAATCCGATTTGTCCATCTGTATCGGTAGCCAGGAAGTTGCCCTCAATAGCTACTTCACCGGCCTCTCTTATTTTAGCGGCGATAAACTCACGATAGCCGCCCGTGGAATCATGGGTAGTGACATCGATAAACTCCTGGCTTAGTTCAATGTCTCCGATATTATTTAACTCGGCAATTTCGCTGCCATTTCGGGTTAATATAGTCCCGAATGCCGCTGTTGCTGCGGTGGTCATATCTCAACTCCTCCTTTAGTCTGTATAGAATATGTCAAAATCCATATCGATCTCATATAATTTCAGGTCCTCACGCCAGGTACTGTTCTCATCCTTCTGATAGGCAAACCCTATCTTGCGGTTGGCTGCCGGATAGCCTGCCATCGCCGCAGCCACTTGATCGGCAATTGATCTGACCTCATCATCTGTGGCTGCATAGGCACTAATCTGCATTGAATATATACTAGTTCCGTTATAGCCGTTATAGGTGTAGTTCTTCTCCCTGTATACCTGAAAGTACATCAGGTAGGGGGCTACTGTGGTTTGGGGCACTTTGTTTGGATAGACCTTTGAACCTATATAAGCCGACAAACCTGCGTACCCGCTTAAATGCGTATATAGGTCTGCTGTGAAACTCACTTAACCGCCCCCTTTAAAGCTCCCTTAATGCGGTTTTCAATGATCAGAGCAACCTGTTTTTTATTGTTTTTATAGGCGGGGCGCATAAATGGGCGCGCCCTGACGGCCTTTTTGCTCTTTTTGCGCTTACCGCGCTTGGTTTTTTCGATGTTCATTGCGGCACCCGGCCCCCGGTGGCCATATTCCACAGCCGAGGGTATGTAATAACGCGCTCCGGCCTTGGTAGTGACCGCGAATTTGTCATTCATACGACTATCCATACCTGCCCCGGCAAAGGCTTTGCTGGCATTTTTGTCCCAGGTTATCTGGCTGATGATTCCTTTGGAGAGTTCACCACTAATATTGTGGATACGGCTCCTGGCATCGTCCCTAATCAGATCAGCGCCTTCTTTTACTGCTGGACCGAGAGACTTTTTAACAGCATTAGCTACCTGCTGACAATTGCGCATCGCTTCCTGGAGTCCTTCAATCTCGGTTTTTATCCTCATGACTGGACCACCTCTCTGCAGAGCAAATACATTTCACCCCGACGAAGCTTCGAATGATCGACGAAGAGTATGTCTAAAATATGATCCGACCAGTTGATCCGCATGGTCGGTTCTACTCCGCTTAGGTAACGGATCTTGATTTTGTGACTGGCCTCTGCGACCAGTTGCGAGCTATATAGCTTCTCGGTGCCGGAACTGGTTTGCACTTGCGCCCAGACAGTTTTCCAGGTTGCCCAGGCAGCGATTTCTTCTCCTGAACTACCCCGCACCGTTGTATTGTCTTGAATGATGATCCGTTGATCTAGCTCCCCGATCTTCATGCAATTTTTCACCACCCCTCTTGGCGGTAGGCAAACAAGAGCCTGGCCATAACGTCCAGCACTGCTCTTATGTCCACGTTCTCCCGTTGCTCGTAAAGATTGGCCACCGCATAAAGGATGGACTGTTTAACTGCTTCCGGGATTACAGTAAAGTCGGAGATTGGACAGCGCAGAATCCCCTCACACAATTCTTCGGCAGTAGAAATAAAATTGGTGATGAGCGTATTTTCCTCATCACCATCTACTCTTAAATATAGCTTGGCTTCATCAAGGGTAACGACCAATACGCCCACCTCCTTTAATTATTACTCTGCTGCCATTAGCCCTGCTGCTATGAGCTTGGCCAGCAGGGCATTAATGTCTGTAACAAGACCTGCGATATCGAGAGCTGTACTATCTGCCTGGTTCGCAGCGGTTTTGGCAACAATTGCATCGTTTAAGACCTTGCCCTGTTTGGCCGAAAGTGCGCTGGTAGCTGAGGTTGAATTCAGAGCATCAACCACAGGAGCAGTCACAACTCCCTCAACAGTTGCACCTTCCATAATAGTTAACTTACCGCCGCTGGCGATCTCAAGCGACCCACCAATGACAGTTTTTTCTCCGCCTTGCTCGGTATAGTTTTTTACATTGCTCATTTCTGTTCACCTACGCTTTCATCTGCAGAACCTGGATGGCCTCAGCCAAAATGAGTTTACCGTCAACCCGTTGAGTAGCCCGGAAACCAACTTGCCCATTTACCGCGTAAAGTTCGTTGAGCCGTTGGAAGGATCTACCCTGCCGGTCAGCTACCCAATAGTAGCTGAAGTCACCAAAGGCTATGGTCTTTTTAGCCGAAGCAATACCCGGGACAAAGGCCGACATTTTAATGGGTACGTTTAGAATGGTATCGGGCTGTCCGGCAGCTATGGAAGGCTGCCAAATGTACTGACCGTTGCCATCTTTTAGCTTCCTTATGGCTTTGACGGTAGTGTCATTCAAAACGAATACCGCTTTTTTCCGATAAGGGGTTTTCAAACTGTGATAGAGATCAATCACCTCATCCACTGTAATAGCGCTTGCAGATGCTGCCGTAACCCCTACAGTCGCACCGCCGGTAGCATTGAAAATTCCGATAGGCTTCCCAGTTCCGTTACCGGTAAAGAAGGCTTCCTCCTCCGCGGCTCCGATTCGGCGAGCAAATTCTCGGGCGATATAGTTCTCAAGATTGAAGACACTGTCGTTTAATAACTCTTCAGATACTTTAATGATGGTCGCCAGTTTGTATGCACCGATTGATACCTGCCCGAAGGCATCGTCAGATTCGGGGATTATCCCTTCTTCCTCCACCCATGAGGCGGTTCCTTTGCTTGCAACTATAGGTATCTTCTTATCACCGGATGAGGTATTAATGATGGTGGCCAGTTGCCGGAAGATGTTTTCTTCCTGAAGGGCTTCAACTAGGGTGCGCTCAAATTCATCTGGTACCAGGTACCCCCCCTCTGAATCAGTACCCACCTGAAGTGCATTTTGTATCTCGAAACTAGTCTTGTTACGCATAGATTTCCAGAATGCATTTCTGTATTCGTTGCTGGCTCTGCCTTGCTTGCCTTCATCGAGAGCTGCATTAGGGTTATTCTTGATAGCAGTGTTAACTGGCTTTGATAGTTCCATGTCCAGCGCCGCTTGTCTTTCCATTCTGTCTATTTCTTTGCCCAGGTTCACGACATCAACTTCCATCTTTTCATAGGTAGCGGTGTCCTCCGCCGACAGAAGGCCCTCTTCCGTCCTTTTACTATCTAGAAAAGCTTTTGTGCTCTCCCACAGTTTGGCTCTTTTCTCGCGCAGTTCTAATACTTTACTCATTTTGTTTCCTCCAATTCTAATGTTTTAATAGGCTCAGTCTCTTTTCCAGATGACTGAGGGGGGTGGTTGTTTCTTGCGCAGGAATGTCCTTTTGCTGTTTTGGTTTATCAATGGGAAGCTTTTTAATCAGCGCATTAGTGACCGTCATTTTGTCAAAAATAAAAGCCGCACTTGGCGGCTTAGTTTCACTATCTTCTTTTTCATAAAGCACTTTGTCAGCAAATCCCAACTCAACAGCTTTCCACGCATTAAACCAGCTTTCCGCATCCATCATGCGTGATATTTTGGCTCTTGCCAGTCCGGTTTTCAGTTCATAAGCATTGATGATGCTTTCTTTGACCTCCGAAAGCATGGCAATGCCACTTTCCAGGTCGGCCACTTCACCAATCACAACCGTCGCTGGATTGTGAATCATCATCATAGCTACCGGGGAAATGTAGACTTCATCTGCTGCCATAGCAATCACTGAAGCTGCACTGGCTGCAATCCCTCCAATTTTCACTGTGATATTTCCCGGATATTCTTTTAGCATGGTGTAAATTTGACTTGCTGCGAACACATCACCTCCCGGAGAATTAAGCATTACAGTGACGTTACCCTCAGATGCATAAAGTTCTGCTTTAAACTGCTTAGGTGTGATCTCATCATCAAACCAGCTGTTTTCCGCAATGTATCCATCTAAATAGAGCGTTCTATCATTCTCGTTTTTAATCCAGTTCCAAAATCGTTTGTTCAAGGTTTATTCCTCCTATCCACCTGTATTTTGATTTGCCCAAGTGCCTGCATGGGTGATGTCCACCATGTTTCCGTTGACTAGGTATTTATCACCGCCGCTGCCATTAGGCAGTTTGTTCATATCTTCAAGCTCTCTAATGTCATCGGCTGAGAGCCATCCGTTTTGTCTACCCACTGCGTAGCCCTGCATTCTACTCTGGTAATCACCCCGAAGTAGCCCGTTAACATTAAACTTGGTAAAGTATTCTCTCTTTTCTGATGGCGAGAATAGGGCTCTATGAATTGCCTGCTCCCACCGAATGACCCAGGGGTCAAGGGTATACATGACAAACTCCAGTGACTGCTGCTCAATGTTTGAAAAGCTGGACTTTTCAAGGTCACCTACCATGTGTGGAGGTACCCGGAAGATCCTAGCAATCTCATTGATTTGGAACTTTCGTGTTTCTAAAAATTGAGCTTGTTCCGGGGGAATACCGATACTTTGAAATTTCATCCCTTCTTCAAGCACTGCTACTCGGTGAGCATTACCGCTTCCTTGATAGACCGCGTTCCAGCTTTCTCTGATTCGGGCCGGGTCTTTCACAACTCCGGGATGTTCCAGAACCCCACCGGGATTGGCACCATTAGCGAAGAACTTCGCGCCGTATTCCTCGGTGGCAATGGCCATACCGATAGCATTTTTCGCCATGGCAATGGGTGAATACCCGACAATGCCATCAAACCCAAGGCCTGGTATGTGTAGGACCTCATCACTTCGGAGGGGGTAGATTACACCCTCTTTGTTGTAAAGGTAGTAAAGCTCTCCTTTTTCAGCGCGGTCCACTGTCATCTTATCCGGCATCAGGGGGTAAAGAGCGATCACCTTCCCTCTTCCATCTCGAATGATCTGGGCATAGGCATTTCCCCATAATAAAAGATGACCCATCAGTGTTTCTCGGAACACAAATGAAGTCATCTCGGGATTGGGCTCGCTATGCAATAAATAATAGAGCGGATGGTCAATCGCCTTTTCCTTACCTCTATCAGTGTATCTGTAGGTGTGAACCGGCAATGACGCTATCGCTTCGGCCAGTACCCTCACACAGGCATAAACAGCGGTGGTTTGCATAGCGGTTCTTTCATTGACCGTTTTTCCACTGCTTGTGCTGCCAAAGAAAAAACTATATGTGTTCCCCCATAAGGTGTTTATCGGGCTGGCTCTTGGTTTTAATAATCCTGATAGGATCGGTATTTTCATGATTCTACCTCCTGAAAATGGGCACAAAAAAACCGCACATATTGATGAGCGGTCAAAGCCTTTATTATTTTCTCCAGTTTCAAAACCTGATGTATATATTTACAGCGATTACTTTGTTGGTAGTGCAAATTAATGATTAAATAGTTATTCTAACATTTTATCTATTCACATATGTTTGAGCTAATAATTGATATCAAAGGAGAATAAACAAATGACCCTAAGTAGTCATAAAGTCTATAAACTAGATAAGATTTTTACGGAAGAGTATTTTTACTTAATGTTACCCAAACCTCCTGTTCTTAGAATTAGTAATTTGCAGGATTTTCTATCCCACTATAAAAAGCAGATTCAAAAGCAGGAAACATTTGAGAAGTTCTTAAATTTTAATGCTGAACAAATATATACAGCTGAATTTTTCTTTGGTGATAATCAGTTCTATAGAATATCTTGGAACATAGCAAAAGCAGAGGCGGTAATTATCGAAAACAATGTTCCTGTGGTTAAACTTGAACTTGAAAAGGTCTCTAATTCAATTTTCGAAAAAGATATAAATTTCAGTCACCTAGAAATTGCAAAACAAAATAACAAGCCAATCATTGCTGCATTCTACGAACCCACCCAAGAACTAATACCTATTGACGGCAATCATAGGGTCTATGTTCGATTACAAGAAAATGAGAAAACAATTGATGCATATCTGTTGTCACCTCGAGGTCACATGCTTGCAATGTGTAGTGCCCTAGATCATCTTCTATACATGTTTGCCCATAATCTAAACGTATTGGGTTGCTATGTTTGTGGCGAAATAGATTATGAAAGATTAGAGAGAGGAATGTATGTGTTATAACCCATTACAACACATACATTCCTCTCTCATCATAAACGCTGGTCTTATTTTTATTCCTTATAGACCTATCCACCATAATAAGGGCAACAGCACCGTACATGCGCTAGGTGCTTTTTTTGATAATCACCAAATGATTAGTTTACAGTAACCTTAAAAATGACAGTGCTCAGCGGTCCATGATCTTTACAAAAGAAGCTTCCCATTTTAACGACCAAACTTTGAAGTATGCTTTGCTTTTATCTTTGCAAGAGCATCCTGGCCACTTATTTTACCTTCAAGGTAGAGTGCTCCGATTTTTTGGGCATACAAGCTTGGTTTTAGTCCTTCAAATTCCATTGAAGCTTTCACGCTGGAAGCAATTCGTTTATTAGTAATCGTTGAAGCTTCATTTTTCACCAATATCACTCCTTGGTATTATTACTATTATTTTATTTTGGATGAGTGGCAAAAAAGATGGTGTACAATTGCCATATCTGTCTGCGAAGAACTTCGTGCTATTCAGTATCTATATTGGGCAGATCCATATTCCTAATATAGGCAGTATTTTTACCTGCACCAGTCTTAAATATATAGCCTTCTTTCAAAAGCGACGCCAAGGTTATCTCTACCGTCGATGTACTTATGTCAGGACATTTTTCCAAAATCATACGCTTCGACAGCTTTTGTAGGCTACTGTCAAACAGCTTGCGGATTCGCTCCGGCTTGGAAAGACTGCGATTTTGCATCAATTCTACCCGCGCCGAAAACTCTTTGTAGGCATTTAATATGACCTCCAAGTAATACCTGACAAACGGCAGGTAAGAGTTCTTCCCTTCGTACCATTCAGCTGAGCTATCCAGTAGTACCTCGTAGTAGGTTTCCTTCGTTTTTTCAATAATCATCTCTATACTGATATACTTACCAACAATGTACCCTGAACGGTACAGGAGCAGCAGGGTTAATAGACGGCTCATGCGTCCATTACCATCGTTAAAGGGATGAATGCAAAGAAAATCCAGAACGAACATGGGGATCAAGAGCAATGGATCGTATTTTTCAGCGTTGATTGCATTTATAAAGGTGTCGGTCAGGCGATCAACAGCCTCAGGGGTTTCAAATGCCGTCAAGGGTTTAAAGCGTATTTTGCTTTGGCCGAATGTATCTGTTTCAGTGATAAGATTATCCGAATTTTTGAATTTACCACCGATAGACGACGGACTGAACTGGTACAGATCTCTATGCAGCTGTAGTATTACATTGGTACGCGGTGCCATATAATCATAGCTTTCATGGATCAGTCTCAGCACTTCCCGATAACCAGCGATTTCGCGCTCGGAGCGGTTGCGCGGCTCCGCCTTAAGCTTTACCAAAGCATCCAAGCGCTCATCGGAAGTATAAATTCCTTCGATTCTATTGGAGGCCCCGGTACTTTGAATTATGGCAATTTCAAGCATGGCCTCTAATACATCGGCCTTCGCTTCAATAAACAGTTCTTGCTTCCCTTTATATTCATGAATTGCAGAGACCAGATTCATTAATTCATGGTTCATTAACCCACTCGGAATGGATGTGTAATCAAAATCCCTCATCGCCAACACCCTTTCTGCCTAAAAAATTATGGTTCTGCACAATATTATCCATAAAATATGCAGAAGTCAATCAATTCATGGCAGAATAAAAGTTTTTCTTCCTACACAATCTAACGGTGTTCTGCATTTTTATATAATATTTTTGTGCATAACCAAGAAAAATAATGCAGAATCACAAAATTAACAATCCTCTTTCATCATATACAGAATCACTTCTATTACTTTGGTTTCGAAGCGTTCTATCCAGTGCCATAATAGTAGCCACTGCACCGTCAATCCTTTCAGTAGACTTTTCCTTATCCGGTTTTATATTGCCGGCAGGGTCGGTCCTCACAAAAATGTTATCCATCATCCAGCGCAGCACTGGATTACCTCCATGGGCAATCTTCTTCTCCAGGGTGAGTTTCATCAGTTCTTTTGAAGATGGGGACATATCTTTATAACCTTGACCAAAGGGAACAACTGTAAATCCCATACCTTCAAGATTCTGTACCATTTGCACAGCACCCCAACGGTCAAAGGCTATTTCCTTGATATTGTAAATAGTCGCTAGTTCCTCAATAAATGTTTCAATAAATCCATAGTGGACGACATTGCCTTCAGTGGTTTTAATATATCCTTGCTGCTCCCATACATCATAGGGAACATGATCACGCCTTACCCTTGTTTTTAGATTATTGTCTGGTATCCAAAAGTAAGGGAGGATTATAAATTTTTCATCTTCACTCCTGGCCGGAAAAACCAGCACAAAAGCTGTGATATCTGTGGTGCTGGAAAGGTCTAACCCTCCATAACACTCCCGCCCTCTTAGACTTTCTATATCAATATTAAAATCGCACTCATCCCAAGCGTGCATTGGCATCCAACGGACTGATTGTTTCACCCATTGGTTAAGCCTTAGCTGACGAAATATATTCTCCTCGGCTGAATTCTCTCGGGCACTGTTATATGCATTTCTTACTTTTTCAATATCGATGGTATGTCCCAGCGAAGGATTGGCTCTATACCAATTTTGTTCATTGCCCCAATCATCATTATCATCAATTCCATAAATAACAGGATAAAAGGTAGGATCAATTTTCCTACCTTCAATAATGTCCTGTGCCTTCTGATGCTGTTCATAACAGATAGAATTTCTATCGGTACCTGCGGTTGTTATTAAAAAAAATAGCGGTTGGAGTCTTGCATCACCGCTACCTTTGGTCATTACATCAAATAACTCTCTATTGGGCTGGGCATGAAGTTCATCAAATACCACAGCGTGAACATTCAGTCCATGTTTGGTGTAAGCTTCAGCTGATAACACTTGATAGAAGCTGTTTGTCGGTTTATATACTAGCCGCTTAACAGATATAATTGGCTTGATTCTTTTCTTCAGAGCCGGACACTGGTCAACCATATCAACCGCCACGTCAAATACAATGGATGCCTGCTGCCGGTCTGATGCGCATCCATAAACTTCAGCGCCCCATTCGTTATCACCACAGGTCATAAGGAGCGCTACTGCGGCAGCAAGTTCGCTTTTACCGTTCTTTTTTGGTATTTCTATATAGGCGGTGTTGTATTGGCGATAGCCGTTATCTTTAACTGTCCCGAATACATCCCGGATGATTTTATCCTGCCATGGGAGAAGATCAAAAGGTACTCCCCTCCACTGCCCTTTGGTATGTTTTAAGTAATTAATGAAACTGGCGGCATGCTGTGCTTTTTTCTCATCATACAACCTTGCCACCACCGTGAAATAGAATGAATTCCATCGGGTCATCAGAATCATTCGACTTATCGGTAACAATTCTGCTTCTCGCAGATGGAGTGAGTCCAAACTGCTCACAGCATTTATTCATAATCTTTAGATAGGTCTGAGCGATAGATACCTGTGGCACCTGTTGCCAGTATCCGGATGGGGTTTTCACAATCGTGCCATGCTTGGAGATAAACTCCTCAGCTTCTTTCCATCTTGCATAGGCTTGGCAATAACCTGCAAATGCAGCCATATCTACTTCTGTGAGAATGCCCAACTGTTCCAGCTGTTTAGCGATTCTGCGCCATTCCTTTTTGGCTTCAGCTTCAAGCCACATTGGACATTTGGGAGCTTTCTTCTCAGGCTTAGGCTCCTTTATATTGAGTTCTCTTTTACCGGGGTTGCCTTCCAGTACCTTTATTGCTGTAGGTATTGGTTTTCTTCCTCTTTGTGCCATAGGTATCACCTCCTTTACAAAAAAATGGACATAAAAAAACCTGCTAACAACTATTTATTGCACTTAGCAGGTTTCTTTTAATTGATTACTTATAAGAATATTTGAACTTTTTCATTTTTTGGGTTATAGGAATTTCTTTAACTGTTGGATATTGTCCTCTTCAAATTTAAGTAGCTTTTCCATAAGATCAGTAATGTCCTTTTCGGCTCCTGCATATTTCTTTAAGTTTTTGACAGCATCTATTACACCCATATTACTTCCTAAAATTAACATTTCGGAAATATGAGAAGACGTTTTGTTGGTCAGAGTTTGCATGTTAATCATCATATAGGTTTTGATTTTTTCTAGTGTACTAAGCCCTTTTTCGTCATAACCATTGGTATTTAGTAAAGTCTCGGCTGTAGTATGGATTTCTTTATACCCATTATATTGAGCCTCTAAATGTCTTTTGAATTCATTATCCTCGGCAATCCCTATCAATTGTTTTATTGTATCTACGCCCATTTGAGAATTCTGATAGATAAAGTTTAATAGTTCTGCATTTCCATTCATACTTATCACCTCCATAGGATAATTTACCCTATTTGATGCAAAGTATTATTAAGAAACCCCAAAATTGGTATCTTAATTTATTCTGCCTCCTCTAAACGCCCCGTTTCCCTCGAGGTTGGCAAGAAGTGTTTTCCTGGTAGCTTTGTACTCATCACCGATCATCCCCAGCCTTATAAGCCAGGTTCTGAAGGCATACTTTTCATTATCTGTTTGACCAGGCTTACTTGAAGCGTGTTTTTGGGTCTTGGCATTTTCGTTAATAAGGGCTAGCAGATCGCTTACTGCCTTGATCTGTTCTGCAGAGGTTATTCTGAATTTGAAGGTGATAAGCTCCTGCTCAAAATCAAAGCTAATGCCTATACATTTATCACGTCCTGCTTCCAGCAGCAGCGCGTTGAAATCCTCCTTGGATTCAAGCTTATTCTTGTTTAGTAGCGTGACCAATCCCTCGTCTATCAGCATTTCTTCAATGTTGAGGGCTTTTTGTATCATGGTTTGTTTGCTGAAAATCATGTTCACCAGATTCCTCAGACTGGTTCCAGTGTGACCTGCCAGCGGGAGGCTTATCTCCACCGCATAAAAACCCTGTACGGCATCGCTAATATCTGTTTCTGTGTTTGCGGAATTATTGCTGGCAATGATTGAGTCCAGGTCAATTTGCCTGCCGCCTGCATCCTCTATGATTCCCTCTCTGGTAATCGTGTAGATCTCATCCCCCGTTTGAATCTGGTAGGCAAAAGTCGGTACACCCATGTACTTTGCCTTAGCCTCAAAATGCTGTTCCAAAACCTTAATGATTTCCTTCTTGTCCATTCCTATGCACCTCCTGTGTTTTTTGGTAGTACATACATCACTCTAAACACAAGTAATAGCAAGGTTCATTGGAGATAAATATGCGCTTTCATTTTTAAGCAGAGAAAAGGAACCCATTGCCAGGTTCCTCATCAATATTAATTATGTTGTTGACCTTATTCCGTTAGAAGCTTGCTGGTATCCGGCAGGTAAGCTGAGTACCTTGCGTAATAATAACCTTCGCCTTGTACCAGAATGCCATCTTGCTGGCCCTTCCCTTTTACAAGAATGCAATGCCAGTGTCCATCTGAATCTACGCACTGATAATTGACCATTTCCTCAATGAAATTGTAATCATCTAAAAGGTGCTGGGAGAACTTATCATATTCTTCAGGCTCAAGCTCTATAAGCTGTTCCACAATGCAGGGAACCTGATTTTGTTTATTGCCGGGTAGCCTTTTAAGCTCCTCAACATTAACTGCTTTTCTATGAAAATGTGCCGTGGTTCTCAGCATTCCGTCTCCTTCCGGTGCTGCTTTCCAAGCTTTAAAGTTCCGCTGCACTTCTTCAGTTTGGCAGCTGTCGCAAAGGCGTCCATCGTCGCAGGGTCGTTTGCCGGTAACCGGGTTTTCCTTGCAAAGTCCTGATTCATCTAAAAATCTACTCCATGTTTTTGCCATTATTAATCCCTCCTGTGCTTTTTGGTAGTACATACATCACTCTAAGCACAGGTAATAGCAAGGCTTTTAAGCTTTTACTCCTGATAGTTATTGAAAGCCAGGCGTTCCCCTTCCACAGAATTGCTGACCGCTTTGCGCAGTATTTCCTCATCAAATCCAGCCAACTTGTATCCCTCCAAAATGACGCTGTAATAATAACAGCCTGGCGAACCCAACGGTCTGCCTTCATTCATAATATATACCATAGCCTTGATTTGCTTTCCGTTTAGCCTTATCTTTAATTCTTCCTTGTGGTAAAGAAAAGGCCAGCCCTCATAACGGTCGAGAGCAGCAACATCTGCCGGGGCAACCTCCCAAATTAGCACAGGAACTTTTTCATCTTTGGCTGGTTCAATCGTTGCCACCGCTGAGTCATGGCCGCCTCGGAACAAAAGATGATAGTTTTCTATAACCGATTCTCCAACCACAGTGGCAGTAGGACATCGCCCGGACATCTGCTTCAGGTTGAGATTGGAACCGTAGGATGCGTAATATGTTTTATCCATGCAGGGTTTCCTCCTTTGCATAATGCCGTGTTAGCCCAGGGTTTTCGCCCTGGGGCTCTGTTCTGTTTATCTAGGCTGCTGAGCGAAACCTCCAGGCCGCTGAGCCTGCAAGGTGTTTGCAAAGGTGCTCTCTGCAGTTTTTGAATTCTTCGCCAATAAAGCCGATTCGGTTTAAGTAGGTTCTCATCGCGAACTTTTCGTTTTCAACCTGTGGCTTTCTGGCACTGGCGCTCCTTTGGGTTAATGCTTGCTTGTTTATGGCTAGGGCTAAAACAATATAGCTTCTGATTTTGCCAGCGTGCAGTTCGCTGTTGAAGCCTCTGAGTTCAACCGTTTTGCACCCGTTGAAAAAGCTATGTAAGTTCAGGAAATGGTATCGGCTGTCGTGGTAGTGGTGGTTGCGGCTTTCACAGTAGCCTTCGTACCAAAGCTCCTCAATCCCTCGCATGTTTTGGGGCTTTCTAGCGTTCATCTTACCCACCAGGGCTGCATCCATTTTCTTGCAAAACCTCATCCGCTCTGGCTCTATTTGCAGGGCTTTGTAGAAAAGGTCGTTCTTGCTGGCTATTATGTTTATGAAGTTGCAAATGCTTTTGTGCGTGTGCGCCGCTCCGTCCAGGTGAATGTGAATCCCACAAGAGGGGTTGGTAAACGCTCCCGCTTTGCGAAGTTTCCTGATCAGCCCCTGCAGAGTTTCAATGTCCTCGCGGTAGGTAAGTATCGGGCTGACCAGCTCTACGCTGTAGGTGCTTTCGGCGGTTATCTTTCTGCCGTTCAGCTTTATTTCCCTGCGGATGCTTCCGTCGCTCATGAACTTCCAGGTGCGTCCGTCTGGGGTGTGCACCTTTTGGGTATTGTAGTAATCGTTGCAGTTTTCAAGCCTTCCGTTTAAGAACTCAGTCGCTACCTCAGCAGCCTGGCTTCTGGTTATTCCGGTGAACTCAATCTCGATTCCAAACTTCGCTGTAAACATGCTGTCTTGCTCCTTTCAGGTGTGTTTTTTCGTAGTACATATATCACTCTGAAAGGCCTATATAGCAAGAGTTTATTGCTATTTTATACATCTTTATAAGATATTTTTTTGCCATCTCTTAGAAGGAAAACTCCACTATCAGAACCAACCTGCTCAATATATCTCTTTACAATAACATCTGAGTATTTTTCATCCAGTTCAATAGTGTAGCAGATACGGTTTGTCTGCTCACAGGCAATCAGCAGAGATCCGCTGCCGCCAAAGGGGTCAAGAACAATGCAGTTACTCATGCTGCTGTTTTGGATTGGGTAAGCACAAAGAGCTACCGGCTTCATAGTCGGATGAAGTTCGTTCTTGGATGGCCTGTCAAAGTTCCAGATGGTGCTTTGCTTCCTGTCACCGTACCAGTTATGTTTGCCATCCTTACGCCATCCAAAGAGGATCGGCTCATGCTTCCATTGGTAGGGGCTCCGTCCAAGAACCAGGCTTTGCTTCGCCCAGATACAGACGCCTGATAAATAGAAGCCAGCATCTTTAAATACCTTTCTAAAATTGTAGCCTTCCGTATCGGCATGAAACACATAGATGGATGCATCCTTTTCCATGCTCTCGAACATATTTTTGAAAGCTTTAAGTAAAAAGTTGTAAAACTCCTCATCCTTCATATTGTCATTCTTGATGCTGCCGGCTTGAGCTGAGTAGTTAACATTATAGGGCGGGTCAGTAACCACTAGGTTGGCTTTTTGACCATCCATCAGCACCCTATATACTTCCGCATCTGTGCTGTCACCACAAACCAAACGGTGCCTGCCAAGCAGCCAAAGGTCACCGGGTTTAGTAATCGCCGGTTCGGCCAGTTCTTTTTCAACATCAAAGTCATCTTCCTTGATTTCTTTAGAGTGAACATCATTAAACAGCTGATCAATCTCCGGAGGCTCAAAACCAGTAAAGCCAAGGTCATAGTCAAGTGACTGTAGATCCATAATCAGGTCTGCCAGCAGCTCTTTATTCCACTCGCCACTGATTTTGTTAAGAGCTATATTCAGAGCTTTTTCCTTGGTCTTATCAATATCAATAACCACGCAGTCAATCTCTGTATACCCTAGTGTCTTTAATACAGAAATTCTCTGGTGGCCACCAATTACGGTATAGTCCTTATTAATGATCACGGGATCGACGTATCCGAACTCGGTAATGCTATTCTTGATTTTTTCAAATTCGCTGTCCCCAGGCTTCAGCTTTTTTCTTGGGTTGTAACTTGCCGGGATTAGATTATCTATTGGCAGTTTCTTGAATTCCATCTTCTTCACTCCAAAATCTAGATTTTATATAACAGTCATGGCTGCAGTATTTTCTTTTTTTATTCCCGTAGCAACTGAACTCCTTCCCGCAGTGAGGGCAGCTGTATTTGTAGGTAGCGGCATCGTTTCTATTCCGCTCCTGGGGATTATCGTTCCACCACTTCCGGCGGCATTCATCAGAGCAGAACCGTCTAGCCCTTCCACGGTCATTTTGCTTGATAGGTTTGCTACAGCAGGTGCAGAGAAGATGATTCTTTTTCTTTTCCTCTACATTGAGGGATATGACTATTGAATCCCCTTCAAGGCCATTACGTTTGCAATAACCTCTTACGGTATCTCTGGACATACCCAGCACAGCAGCGATTGCCTTGTAGCCAACACCCTTTATTCTTAATTCCTGTATCTGCTGCTTTTCTATATCAGTCACCAACCACACCCCCATCTGCTTTAACCGCATTAAAAAAACGCCTAAAGCAATGGGTTTAACACTGCTTTCAAGCGTTTTGAGCTTGCTATATTAATTTCCAGGAAATCTTTGCAAAACCTTATACCATAAAGGTTTGTTTAGGTTTTTTCATTCCTTACTTTTTCGCAATTTAGAAATAGCCATAACCCCTAGTGTCTACTGGTATCCTTATATATTGCTCAACCCTCAGGAGGACCCCCCTTAATTTATTCTGCGAAATTTCACACGAAGGGTCGCTGCGGTCCCCCACCCCATGGTTCCGGAGATTCGCATACCCCCTGGGGGGAACGCTTCTACCTTTTCTTGCATCAATATTTATATTCCGGATGCTGGTCCTCTGTCCTCGTCTTTCGGTCATGACATTTCTTACAGAGTGGCTGCCAGTTGCTTTCATCCCAGAATAAAGTTTGATCTCCTCTGTGAGGTATAATATGATCCACTACCTCAGCAGCAGTTAGCTTCCCTTCTCTTTCACAGTGCCTGCATAGAGGATTGTATTTTAAATATAGCTTGCTGGCTCTCCTCCACCGACCGTCATAGCCACGTTCTCTGGCAGTAGGTCTTTCATTGCTGTAAAGTCTTATATGAAACTCGCAGTATTTATCCTCAGTTAATAATGGACATCCCCGATGCTGGCAGGGTTTCTTTGGTTTCATGGGCATTGGCATCAACTCCGTGATAATTAATTTAGGCATAAGAAAACCCCAAGAGATCAAACTCTTGAGGTTCTGATGCATATCTGCAGTTTAATAATATTACAGATCGAGTATCAATTACTATCAACTTTTATCAACTGTTTTAAATTTATTTTTTGTAAACAAATACTTACCCTCGCTTCACTAAGAAAATAATCCAACCTTTCCGTAAGTTTTGTTAACATTTTTCACTGCCATATTAATTTTACCTTCATTTTCAAGTAATTTGCATAGTCCGGGCCAGGCCTTTCTAGGAGCGATGACATTTAGTATCATCCTTTCGTTGCCGTTTATTCCGTAACCTTTGAAGGTGGTTACGGAATAACCTCTTTCTCTTAGTTCATCTGCCAGAACAACCCCATCATCCATATGCTTGTTAATGGTTATTTCTATTATTCCCATAGCTACCTTCTCTTCAATCATATCACCTAACCAAACTCCAAATAATCTTCCGCAGGCGAAAGCCATTATCACGGCAGGTCCCGATGAATTAGCAATTAGTTTTAAGGCATAAGAGGCCAACAGTGCATCCAAAAAGGTTGTCAAATATACTGGGGCCATAACTTTTTTGGAAAGATAAACGGATTTAAGATTGCTAATCGCTGCACCAACGGTGTTAAGGAAAAATATCATAAAGATCCCGAATATTAGTGACTGATGTAGTGTGATCCACGAAAAAATCTGATGTAACAAAAATAATGCCCCTTTATAAAGTAGAAATTTGACTCAGTGCAATTTTAGAGACATTAACTAAGATATTCATGAAGCTGATAAATATTACTTTGTTTTTAGTAGATTTGGATATTTTTTTAAGCCTGCATTTGGGGCCATATTAAACAAGCCATAAAAAAACCTCGGGAAATATGTTCTCCCGAGGTTAATCATATTGGCATCTTAATCATATAAAACCTTGACTATCAATTACTATCAACTTTTATCAACGGTTTTATATTTATTTTTTGTAAGGCCTTTTTATGCAACGAATGAATCCATTGAAAAGTAAAACCCATAGCAGTAGCAATTTCTACCCAGGTCTTGAAGTTTAAATATCTCAGTTCTAATAGTAATTGACTATCGGCATCATTTACATTTCTTATTATTGTGGTTATTTCTATTTTTAGATCCACCAGTCTGTCAATGTCTGCGTCAATTTCATTCTCATAATCTATAATCTTTACAAGTATATTCTCCTTCGGGCTGCGTTGTTTGGTGCCATCAACCCGATCAGGCGAATAGCTGGCGGTTATCTTGGCAGCCAGGTCTCTTAGGGAACTCACCTGATCTAATTTACTGTTTATTCTCTGATCCAACCTGAAGGCCTGGGATAAATATTCTTTAGCGTTCATTGGTTACACCTCCAATCCTAGCTCTTACTGCATCAATTAGTGCTGCTTGTCCTGTTTCCTTATTGGCAAGTGCCAACATGACCTGCTCATCAATCGTACCTTTGGCAATAATATGATGAATAACAACCGTATCTTTCTGACCCTGCCGCCAGAGCCGGGCATTGGTCTGCTGGTAGAGTTCAAGGCTCCAGGTCAGCCCGAACCATACCAGAGTGGAACCGCCCGCCTGCAGATTAAGTCCATGCCCGGCGGATGCCGGGTGAATCACTGCCAGCTGGATTTCGCCGTCATTCCATCTTCTGATAGAAGCAGCGCTGTCCAGCTTTTCTGCAGGAAAGCGATGAAGTATCCGATCCAGGTCATGTTTGAACCAGTAAGCCACGAGAACCGGCTTACCGTTTGCTGCTTCGATTACATCCTCAAGGGCATCCAACTTGCGGTCGTGTATCTTTACCACAGCACCGCGCTCATCATAGACTGCGCCGTTTGCCATCTGCAAAAGCTTGCCCGACAGCGCTGCGGCATTAACAGCGTCAATCTCCCGGCCTTTAAGAGACAGTACCAGCTCGCGCTTCATTGTCTGGTAGCAATCCATATCCGTTTCTGATAGCTTGACGGAGATCTCATTCATAACCAGTTCCGGCAATTTCAGATAGTCGGTGTTCTTCATGCTTATGGTAATATCAGAGATCAGTTTATAGATGGCTTCCTCCGCACCAGGCCGAGGCTTATATGAAAACACCATCTGCTGGTTGCGCTTGTCCGGCAGAAAATAGCTGCTTCGGAAATGGGTAATGTACCGCCCAAGCCGTTGCCCCATGTCAAGGATTCCGATTTCAGCCCATAAATCCATCAGACCATTGGATGAAGGCGTTCCAGTAAGACCGACCATCCTTCTTATGCCGGGGCGAACCTTGCGCAGAGCTTTGAAGCGTTTTGAACTGTAAGCCTTGAAAGAACTCAGTTCGTCGATAACAACCATGTCATAATCAAAGGTAAGCCCGCTCTTGTTCATCAGCCAGTCCACGTTTTCCCGATTGATGACGTAGACCTGCGCTCTTTGCAGAAGCGCAGCTTTCCGCTGGGCTTCGCTTCCGATTGCGATGGAGCATGTAAGCCCATTCAGGTGATCCCATTTTTCAATTTCGGCAGGCCATGTGTCCCTTGCTACTCGCAGCGGAGCGATGACCAGAACCTTCCGAATCTCGAAACTGTCCAGTGTAAGATCGAAGATAGAGGTTAGCGTGATGACGCTCTTACCGAGACCCATCTCTAGAAAAACAGCTGCGACAGGATGCTCAAGTATGAAGGTTGTGGCAAACGTCTGGTATTCATGAGGATTGTATTTCACCGAGTATCCCTCCAATCTGTTCTGTGCTGTCCATCGTATAGACCTTTAAGCCAAGCTTCTCAAGTTGCCTTTTCCGTCTTGCCTGTAAAGGACGCATCGTTTTACCCGGCGCTTTCAGTTCAATGAAGGCTATTTTGCTTTCTGGCAGGAGTACCAGTCTGTCCGGCACACCGTCAAAGCCAGGCGATAAGAACTTAAGCGCGAGACCTCCGGCGGAGCGGACTGCCGCCACAAGTTTTTGTTCTATCTGTTTTTCTCTCATAAATTCCTCCGACACGTCCTTGTTACCAGGAATCAAAAAATCTCTATACGCGCGCATTTGCGTGGTTGCGTTTCATTTATCTAATAAATTCCGTATAATTATTTTTATTGATATTTCTCGTAACACTTGTAACAAAGAATTACATTTCATTGCTCTACAAGGGGCTACCGCCTGTTACAACTGGGTGATACAAGGAGCTATTTCTGTCACACTGTAACAGGCGATGGTTGTTACCAACTTAAGTAGTGATACCAGTTTTTTCGCTGGTAACGCCGTCTGTAACATAAAGTCTCTGCTGCCCGTAAAGTGGAATGCGCTCCGCTTTGCCGAGTCCACTCCAGCCGCTTAGCCGTGCCATGATTGCGGATATCTCATTGCTGTCCATGCGCTTGAAGTTTGAGCGGTCTTTACCGAAGCACTCGCACCAGATTTCCATGTTGGAGACTGAGGTGCGCTTAACCTTGCCGATACGCTTGCTCTCGCCAAACTCCGTACCATCCAAATACGCGCGCCGTTCAAATATGTCCATGCTATCCCATGCTTCCGGCAGAAGTATGTCCAGATAATCGCGTACCAAGCCCTCACGCTCATCTGATTCCATCGCTTCCCGCTGTTCGTCTTTGGCTAGTTGCTCCATCCCCACGTCAAGATAGAGTTTTTCCCCGGCTTTTACGTAGGTGAGTGTCTCCGCCCATATCTGTAGGACTTCCTCTTGCGTGAGTTGCCACGACTGTTTATTACCGCCGACCGGCGTTTTCACCGGCCAGAATCTGCGATTTCCAGTGGTGTCGCGCAGATAACCTTTTTCCGCATTGGTGGTACCGACGAACACGCACTGGCGTAAATGTGGTGTAGCGCGTCGTCCAAAGCTGGCGCGGTAGATATCGTTCTGCCGCGAAAGGAAGCTGCGCAGGGTCTCCACCTCGGCTTTTTTTAGACCAGCCAGCTCGCCTATCTCCAGAAGCCAGTATCCTTGCAGTTTTTCGGCAGCGGTCTTGTCTTTGGTATCCGAAAGGCTCAGGCTGTCTGAAAACCACTCGCCGCCGAGTTTAGAAATCAGGGTGCTTTTGCCTACGCCCTGCGGGCCGTTCAGTACCAGCATGGAGTCGAACTTGATGCCAGGTGTTAACACCCGGGTGATTGCCGCACACAGGGTTTTTCGCGTGACTGAGCGCACATAGGCATTGTCAGCGGCGCCGAGGTAGTTAATTAGTAGGGTATCCACTCGGGGAACCTTATCCCATTCCGGCAAGGAACTAATAAACTCACGGATGGGATGGTAGGATCGGTCATCGGCAACCTTCGTTACCGCGATATCGTAGTTTCTCGCTGAAAAAGCACCATAGTGCGTGTCGATGTAGCTGATAAGCTGGGCGTCGTCTGCGTCCCGCCAGAACCTTGCCGGATGCACCCATGGGACATCTCCCTTGATTTCCATGCCATCACTAAGTTGGTTAAAAACAATGCTTCTCAATTCGATGTCGTTCACCAGAATTAACGTAAGGTTGCGAAGGTTGTTCTTCAGCGCGCCTGTTTTCTCCAGGTCAAGCTGGTTCTGCCAGTCCTCATTCGAAAACTCGCTATCCGCCTGGGTCTTTCGTTCCTCGGCAAACTGCTCCTTGACCCGCACATCCTTTACCGCAAGTTCTATCATCGCCTTGAAAGATGGTAGCTTGCCGGGTGGCGTATCCAATACGGTCTTGTCATCTTGTTCGCGGAATAGATGAATCCGTACGAGGTCAAATGCGTTGAGCAGCCTGCCACAGGCAGGATCGGTAGCGTGATGGCTGTACGCAAATTTGCCGTCATAGAGCACCAACCCGGCGGATGAGTCAGCGGGGATATAGTCGTAGCGACCATTTATTGCGCTGGGTTCGTAGATGTCGGATAGAAAAGCTTCGATTGCATCCTCAATTGAGTACGCCCTGCAGAACGCGCCGACCGCGCCTTCCTTTGCGAGCGGATCTGCCTGCTGGGTGATCTGCCGCCGAACCACCTCCGACTGACGCGAGGATACAGGCCAAATAGAAGTATCCCGCCAGTCAGCGTATTTCCCAAGATACAAATCGGGGTTGAGCATTTCGCCGTCTTTTTTTTGAAAAACAAACTCACCGGCAGACGGCGTAGACGGCCAATACATCAGCCGTGATGGCTCATAGGTAGTGTCATCGAATAAATCGAGGCCGATATCCTTGGCCACCATTCGGCCAAGGGCGGGGTACTCGTCCTCACTGACCTCGCGGGACAGCGGGATGACAAGTCGCAGACGCGGCGCTTCCGGAGTGTGTTTGTGGGTAGAGTAAACGCAGCACTTGAAATCGTGGAGCATGATAATTTCATCCCATATTCCAGGCGTGGCATAGTCCATATCCAGTGTTAGCATGGAGCGGCAAAGAACATTGCCGTTTCTGCGTTTGCCCTCGCGCAGGGCTCCGCCTACGAAGCCGCCCACATCCTTGATGGTATCCTGCTGTGCGCGGCTCATCTTACGGAATTCCAACACCGTTTCAGTGGTACGGATCGTCGCACTGACACGGGTGAGGAAGTCCTCCCAGGATATTTCTTTGTTTTTCCATTTTTTATCCATGCGGCTGTTGCCGACAGCGATTTTCATAGGTCATGCACCTCCTCGCAGCTTTCCGTGAAATACCTGACGGGTATGTTCGTTTTTCTCGCCCCCGCGATTTCCGCGCTCATCCCGCCGGAAACACGCCTGCCAAACACCCAGAGTTCATCACATTTGCCGAGCCAGACCATACCAAAGCCCAGACCTAGTTCCCGTTCTCGGGGATCAAGGTCGTCTAGAACCTGTGGATAGAGCAGGTGGGGCGCGAAAGGGATCGCTCCTATATCCACAGCAAATTTCAGGTACCGCCTGGCATTCTCGAGATTGCGCCGGGTATCTCCGGCAAAGGGTGAGCAGATGAACACACAGGGTTTGAAATCACTGGCTTTTTCTTCTTTCGCTATATTGACCATTGATTCAGCGAAGGTGGGGTTCGGGTAGCCCTCGGAGTTGTATTCGGCCATCACTACACCACCTTTGTACCCAGAAACCGGCTGATGAAATACTGCTGACCGCGCCCGGTCACCTTTGTTGTCTTACTGATAGTGACGTGGCCATCTGAATGAGTAATGGCAGTCTCCTTCACCTTAAACAGCCCCAGTTCCATCGCCATCTGTGTCGGCGCATTAAAATCAGTACCCTTGCGCTTGATCAGGTAACCCTCCTGACGGAGCTTTTCAAACATTCGGTTTTGCCCGATATTGATTCCGTTACCTTTGAGGATTTTCGCGAGTTCACCGATGAGAATCGTACCGTCGGACACGGATACAGCGTCGGCGAAGATGACTTTAGGTTTGTCCTCTTCGGCCTGAAGCTGGAGCCGCGCCTTCTGCTGCCGTTCTTCTTTAAGTGCGGTTAGCAGCTTGATCCATGCGTCGGGATCGTTCATGACTTCTTCCAGCTTATCGGTGGTCATATAAGCGCCGTGTTTGCGAAGGGCAGGGAGAACCTCATGTGTCACCCAGCGTTTGAATTTCTTGGCTTCTGGTTTGCGGGAGAGTAAAATAACATTGTACAGCCCGCTTTCGTTGATAATGGATACTTCCTGTTTGCCGCCAAGGGTGTCGATAATACCGACTCCCTTTTCGTCATCATCCAGACGAGCGGTAACGTCGCGGCTGTTTCCGATTTCAAGTACGCCGCACACGTCTTTTAACACCCACCACGGCTCTCTGTCTTTTTGGATAGTCCTGATTTCGTTGCCCTCAAAAGAAAAAATGGATAATTCGTTCATGTTGAACCTCCCTAATAAATGATTTTGTGAAGCGCTCATAGCAGCTTCCATCTATAAGCGGAATAGAAGGCTAAACCGAACCCCCTTTTAGATAAAAAGGTGTTAATCTTTTTTATAAAATTGGCATTCATACCCGTCGGCGCGAAGCAGAAGCCCCTTAGCCCAAGGCAGAGTCTGGCCCATGTAGCGGCAAATCTCCTCAAGCGAAAAACCAGGCGATGCCTCAATGACCACCTCGTCATGGACATGTATCACGATGTTGCAGCCAAAGGCGTCGAGCCGGCGCATGGCGTGGCAGAGGATGTCTCTTGAGATTGCCTGCACAATGTTCTCCACGAATTTCGGCCCGTAGCTTTCGATGCGCTCCCACTTCTTTGTCGCGCCCACGCCTTCATAGGTTACCGATTCGCTACCGAAGCGGTTTAACTCAATCCTGGGCTTTACATAGCAAAGCTTTCTCCCGGATGGCAGGGTGATGAACAGGATTCCACTGCGGTATTCAAATCTAATTCCGTGTGTTTCCGTAGTCGTGCGTTCCCGAACCGCTGTCATGGCAGCACGGTCACTGTCCCACCAGAGCCGCACGATTTTAGGGTTAGCCTTTCGCCATGCGGTCACGAGCGGCTGAAGTTCTTCTTTAGAAAGCCCCATTTCGAGCGCGCCCATCGCAGTCAAAGCGCCTACCGAGCCGCCGTAACCAAGTGCTAATTCCGCAATTTTGCCTTTTTGCCGGAGCGGACTGCCTTTGGTTACCTCCTGAATGGGGACACGAAACATCTGCGCAGCTGACGCTTCATAAATTTTGCCGTGGGTGGCAAACACCTCATTGCGCCATGTTTCGCCCGCAAGCCAGGCTATGACCCTTGCTTCGATCGCGCTGAAGTCGGCAACGATGAACTTGAATCCCTCTTTTGGGATAAATGCGGTGCGGATAAGTTCAGATAGAACGGAGGGCACAGAATCGTAGAGCATCTCCACTGCGTCACACTGTCCGGAGCGGACGAGTTTTCGCACCTGCTCCAAATCCGGCAGATGATTTTGCGGGAGATTCTGTACTTGGATCAGCCGCCCAGCGAAGCGCCCTGTGCGGTTAGCGCCGTAGAACTGCAGAAGCCCGCGCGCCCTGCCGTCGGAGCAGACGGCGTTCTCCATCGCGGTGTACTTTTTCACGCTGGACTTGGCGAGGTTCTGTCGCAATTCTAAAACACTCCCCAGATTTCCGGGTGCGGTTTTGAGTAATTCCTTAACCGCCGCCTTGCCCAAAGTGTTGGTTTCAAGCCCATGGTCAGCGAGCCAGGACTTCATCTGCGCAACTGAGTTGGGATTATCCAAAGCAGTCAACTCTCGCATCAACCGCATCAATTCCGTCCGGGATTGCTCGTCGCAGCGGGTCGCCTGTCTGACCAGCGTCATGTCCAGCAAGATACCCCGGTCATTGATTTCTTGATCGAGAATATAGTTCTTCCACTCGTCCTCCATCACAGGAAATTTCGCCAGCTTTGCCTGTATTGCCAGCTCCGTTTCCACATCGCGGGCGTTGTAGGCTTTGAAGCGTTCCCACTTTTCAGAGGCGTGTTCAGGAAGATTGCGTGTACGCTGGCCGTTCGCTTTCGTGGGCTTGCAGGGCATGGAAAAGTAGCGGATTAGGTCTTTGCCCTCGGTCAACTTTTGCTTTTCCGCACCCGTGACCAGCGCTGCACCCTCCAGCGACAATGGCAAGCCTAGGGTTGCCGCCCACACCATCGTGCATCTCCAAGAAACAGGTTTCAGCCACTCGCCCAGGTAGCGCGACAGGCAGACACGCTCGAACTGCGCGTTGTACGCCCACTTCATGACGGTTTCATCTAAGAGGGCGTTGCGGATTTCATCCGGTAGTTGTTCGCCGTTCGCGAGATCAACCACCCGCACCAGCTTGCCGTCAGCAGAATAGCTGAATAACAGGATTTCAAAATCCGATGATTCGCTATAGCGGTACACACCAGCTTTGGAAAGGTTGGTGCCGCTGTAGGTTTCAATATCTATACTGAGATTTTTCATACACCCTCCAATAGAAACTGGGCGGCAGAAATCGTTCATACCGCCGCCCAGATTCCTTTCTTTCGTTATGACAGGAAATCGTCATCCACATCCGTGGTGAAATCATCGGCGGCGTTCGTCCTACCACCCAGTGGTTCCCCATCGCTAATTTTCTGGATATTTCCCAGTCCGCATGCGATTCCGCGATTCCCATTGGAGTTGAAGGCGTAAAAGTTGATACTAACCCTCGCATACACGCCAGAGTAGACTTCCGAACGGTCGAGAATGGGGTTGACCTGTTTATCTACAATCTGGGGGGCGGTGTTGCTGTTGGCGTTGACGAAATAGCTGTCCGCATATGCCTCATCGTCCGGACGGTCTATGTCACCGTCGCGGAGGGGTAGCTTGAGCGCGGCCTTGTTAGGAACCTTGCCACCGAATTTGCCCTTGCCTTCCGCAATAGCAGCATCCACGGCGGCGTTGATTGCCGCGATTGTCTTGGTGTCTGACTTAGGGATAATTAGGCTGACACTGTATTTCTCTGCGCCACCATTTATGGACTTAGGTTCCCATACGTTCGCAAAGGACAGACGTACGATGCCTGTGATAACCTTGGTAGGGGTCTTACCAGCATTGGGATTGACTTTGTTTGCAGTGTTTGACATAATATTAAACCTCCATAAATTCATTTTTTGCGCTAGATGTACTCATAGCCAGTCGCTTATCCGAAAGCGGAACCAGTGTCGGCTTGCCAGGCGGCTTCTGAACCAGTCCGCCAAGGACTTCATTAAACTTGGATTTGCTCATGAGCCTTTCCATCTCTGTGATAGCAATAAGGCTCTGCTTATAGATGTCGCGGTATCCGGCGGCTATTGCAGCTTCCGCGACCGCTTCTTCATCGGTGTATCTCCGGTTGGAACGCCCCTCAACAACCTTGAAGCCTGCCCATTCCTTGCCGTGATTCACTGCAGTGTCGGTGGCATAAGCCATGATCTCATTTGCCCAGCTTGTTAGGTCGCCTATAGAAGTGAGAACCTCTCCTATTTCCTCATCCGAAAGTAGCGGCGGGAGGGCAAACTCAAGGGCGGCCAGCTTCAGTTTGGCTTCAGCTCTGGCTCGGCACTTCACCGCAGCCCGGCAGAACTGGCACCACTCTCCGGGGAGGTAATCGCCCTCACCGTCAAAGGCCAGCTTAGCCGTTGGCTTCAGCACCGTTTCTGCCCAACCCTTGAGTTCCTCCACGGAGATCGTCCAGGTACTGACGTTCTCTCGCCGGGGTTGGTAGATAGTCAGCGAAGCATCGTCAACGTCGTACAGTCTATCAAACATATCCAGTGCGCTGAGAGCATATAACTTCATCTGCGGGTTGTCTTCGGCGTTCACCAATAGGCCCTGACCATACTTGAAATCGATGATGTGGATCGTTCCGTCACCAACGATGATGCAATCCCCAGTACCGAAGCCCTCCGGCACATATCTGGAAAAGTTCAGTCTTTGCTCAATTAGCACTAGCGGGTCTTTGCACTTCAGCTTTGCCTGGGTGACGGTTTCGAGTACGAACTTCACATAGTCATCGGTATAGGTATCCATCTCGTCGCAGTCATACTTGGAAACCGGCTTCTTTGAGCGCATTTTCAGCGCTCGGCGAAGCTTGTGTTCACAGAGTGCGTGAGCGGCGGTACCCTCGGCGGCGGCTCCACTTTCACGGTCATCAAACTCTAGTTCCAGCCTCGCGGAAGGGGTACAGCTCATCCAGCGGTGCGCACCGGAAGCGGAAAGGATTGCGTGTTTGCTCATTTCAAGCCCTCCGCGTCCACCAGAAGCGCGGCATAATTCGCGGGATTGATCTCGCTGAGTCTCGATCCGCCGTGTTTTTCCAGCAGCGTGCGAACCTCAGATGTAAACCCGTCATGGCTTTTCGCAGCCAACACAACCCGGACTGCCTCCAGCGTTACTGCCTTGGGCGCCGGCACCGTTTCTATGACCGTAGCGGGTGTTTCTGCCTGACTGCCGGATGCGGATTCAACGCAGGCAATTGCATCGGCAACCGCCTGCACGCTGTCCGCGAGACTGCGCAGATCAGATACCACATGTAGAAGAAGCTTGATTTTGCTCATGTTCCGCGTCTCCTTTCCTAATTTCTTTGATTTCCACCGTCTCTACTGAATCGCCGGGCGTTATCACGATGACTCGCACTTTCTCGCCAAATAACAGATTCAGTAGCTTGTGATGGATTTTTCGCGACCCACTTTGCAGCACCGGGCTTCGGATACCGTCGGGTCGGGTCACGTTGATTGTGACTCTGTGTTTCAGACCCATTTTTATGTCTCCTTTCCAGAGGCAATTTCCTACCCCTCACCGATAAGCAAAAACCCGAGTCTATTCGAACCCCCTGTCGGGGAAAAATTTACGGAGTTTTTCGTGCATTTTCTTTAGGCGGTTGCGGATAGCTGTCTCAGTAACACCTTGCTCGACGGCGATATTAGTGTTGGTACGCCGTTCGACATAGACCTTTTTGAAGAGTTCCAGCTGTTGAGGCAATAGAGATTCCATAGCTGCGGTTAAGGTTATAAGACGGTCCTGATGGGCCTTTTCATCTTCGTTATCAATTAGAACGGATTCCGGATTGGTGCTATCATCCGCAAGATAAGAGTTACGGTCATTGGCTTCTTCGTTTTCACCGTTGTGGTAGGCGTCAAGATGTGATGTTCGGTAATCAGTGCGTCGCTGCTCGTCCACTTCTGCGTCATCCCAGGAATGGAGAAATTCGATGTCTGCTTCCGTTACGTCGTTTTCGCTTGGCGTAATGATGATTTTTGAGCCCTCTGCGGTGTAATAGATATAATGGGTACGATTTTTTTTACTGGTTTTGTAGTTTTTTGACATGTTTTGGCTCCTTTCAAATTAAGGAGCCAGGCGGAGATATAGAAAAAGCCGGACGCTTACAAAACACAAATGACCGGATGATTACGAATTTGCGTTTCGTATATCATCCGGCCATTTGGTAGCTCGCGCTCGGCTCCGTTGCTCGGTATGAAGTATGATTAAGTATTTATTTTTTCTTAGGCGATGGCCTAGTTTGAGACAACGCGCTACCTGCCACTGACTTGGTCTTGGCGCTGGTTCTACCATCTCTAAGCAGGGAAGACGCCTTGCGAGCAACTGTCTTTGATGTTTGTTTGTTGTTGCCTTTTGTCATATGTATCACCTCCTTTCAAGAGTGCCCCGGATTATCATGGCGATATCATTACTGACTTCGAAGTACAAGGAACCGTGACTAATTTTTTGCATTGTGGGCATTTTAACTTTACGTCAATCTGTTCCTTGGGCAGCTTAGAAACATCAAATGCCCGCCGCCCACAATTCGGACACTTCATCTTTTTATCCAT